ATGGAAACTTATGATATATATTTTAAAGAAGGTAATGATTTTGCTAATAAAGGATTTTCATTGAAAGATAAGGCTAAGGCCATTAGAATGGCGGAAGATATGTTGGCTGAACGCAAAGGATATGTGAAGGATTTTGTTGGAGGAACTATTTCCGTAATGTGTAAAGAAACGAAAGAGGAAGTTTGGTCCAAGCCGATAGAGGAGGTTTAATGCAATTTTTACATCTTTTTTTGCCTTGCCAATCATAGAGTTGTGAAATACAGTGCTGTAATTGAAATGGTACGTAGCCGTTAATAGCAGCAACCCTTGGTTGTATTTGTGGTGGATTTGTTATTGGCGGACATGAATATTTCTTTCTCTTCTAGGATATTCGGTATATTTCTCCTTTCATGCTTTTGCCGGACTGATATAGATAATGCCGGGTAGCACTTGATAGGACGATGATTGTTCTTTTACTAAGATGCTTCAGTATGACTTTTTTCCGATCCTATCCATTCTTGACATATAGTTGTTATTCATAGCTAAATACACCGTATTCCCAATGAAGCTTTCTGTGGGGATCCCTTTGGTGTTCGTGTAACTATTGTGACTGTTATTATGCCGATGGGGTATAGTATTGATACAACAATGATTTTTCATAATAACTTTTAACTTATGATTTAGATAGCTCCGACTTGTCACAAATCGGGGTTATCCGCTTGTTATGCTATTAAACTTGGTCAGCTATTGGTTAACAATTTCACGCAACAGTAACTCTTTGGAGTAAAAGTGGCAAATAAATTTTTTGTTCACATGAAAAAAACTTTCCCAAAAGCTTTGTATTATTGATTTTCTATGTATCTTTGCATCGTTATTATTTCTCGGGGTATTAGCTCATCTGGCTAGAGCGTTAGACTGGCAGTCTAAAGGTGGCGAGTTCGAGTCTCGCATGCTCCACATTACAAACCTCTCTGTTTCAGAGGGGTTTGTGTTTTCTTAAGCTTCTCCAGCTTTCGTTTTTGGATAAAAAAAAGACAGTTTGTGCCACTTTTGGCAAAAAGAACTTGTCTAAAACGAATCCAGAACAATTATGACAACTCTTAAAGCCGCCGTTGTTCCGGCCAAGGTGCTGAAAAACGGCAAACACAGAATTCGTATCGCAATTGGTCATAAACAGGAAACAAGATACATCGTTACCCGATTTGAAATAGATAATACTGCTAATTTTAAAGGAGGGCAGGTGGTAGGTGTTCCTGATGCCGCACATGTCAATGCTAAATTACGTGGAATACTTAATTCATATCAGGATGCCCTGGATAAGATAAATACATCATCCTATACTTGTACCCAACTTGTCGAATACTTGTCCTCGGTAAAGCAGGGAGCTATCTCTTATAGTGTTGCTTCGGCTGACTATATGCAGAATTTGATTAAAGAGGGGAGAAGGACCACTGCTTCCTTATATCAAAGGGCGAGTGATTACTTCATTGAGTTTGTCAAATATGATATAATGCTTGATGGAATTACTCCCCGGACCATAAAGGACTTTGACATTTATCTAAAGAATGTCCGAAGGCTGGCTCCTGTTACTTGTGGTATGCACATGGCACATTTGAAGGCAATAATCAATCAAGCAATAAGGGATAAAAAAGTATCATATGACACGCATCCTTTTGAATATTATGAAAGACCGGCAGGAATGCCTAAAGAGCGTGATATCTCGGTAGCTGACGTAAAGAAGATAAGGGATGCGGAGATAAAAGAGAAGTCTCAGCGTGTTGCCAGGGATGTGTTCATGCTTTCGTATTATCTAGGAGGTATCAATCTGATGGACTTGATGCAATACAATTTCAAAGATGCGAAAATTATGGAATATGTACGTGAAAAATCAAAAAACACAAAGAAAGGTGATATGAAGATCAGCTTCACTATTCCTGAGGAAGCAAAACCGATTATCAAAAGATGGATGGGGCGTAATGGAAAGCTTGATTTTGGTTATAAATACTCTTATCCTAATTTTCGTAACTATGTAACAAAAGAAATTATAAGGCTAGGGGAGAGGCTGGAGATAGAATCGCATGTCGTATATTATTCAGCTCGTAAATCCTTTGTCCAACATGGTTTTGAGCTGGGCATACCATTGGAAACTTTGGAGTATTGTATAGGCCAAAGCATGAAATCCAACAGACCGATCTTTAATTATGTCAGAATTATGAGAAAACATGCTGATGAAGCCATAAGAAAGATTTTAGATAATCTAAAGTGAGGATTTAAGAACTAGAGCGATTGCTTCGGTAGTCGCTTCCTCTTTTTCTTTGTCTATCTCTGAGTTTAGCCGTTCTATCAAGTCCATACTCCCTGTGACAATCGTTTTTGTGCCCTCAGAGGAAGAAATTGTAAGTTCATAGTGTCCATAGCCTATAAACTTTTTGGATAGCTGATAAGTGGTTGGGGGGGGGAATTTTGACATATGAGAATTGCGTTAGCAGCAGAAAAAGAAAACGGTTCCGCTTTCCCGTTGCGTTACATTCCGTGATCGAAACAGTGGATACATTAATATTCCACACGGGGGTCAGAACCGTATATGAAGAAGCTACAGGCAATAATAATCGTCTGTAGCTCAATACGAGACAACGCCTCGATCACTTCAAAATGTAACGCAATGCAAAGATAAGGTTTTTATTCGATTCTACAATAAAACCGTCCCTACTTATCACAAGCCGGAACGGTTCAGATTAGTTTCGTTTTTGACAATCTACTTCACATTTTATTGAACAAAATACTAATGGATTTGCCTATTTCTAAAAATATTTGTTGTCACATTATTACGTATTACAAAAAAGGAGGGGCATCGTGCATTACGACACCCCTCCCAAACTTTTATTATGAGATTAGCTCTACTCCAAAATCACAGGGCAAAAATACGCAAAATTCTATTCTTTCTCCAGTTGAATATATAATTTGTTCAAAAAGTCAAAGGCAGCTTATTCGGCTGCCTTAGTTTTTTATCTTACCAAGTTGCATTAATGGCATTTCGGAGATGATTAAAATCCAACTTCCTGTCTCTATTTTTTCCAATTCTTCTTCCTAAAAAGCGGTTTACTTCCGAAATCCGACTTATCTGTTCTCTTAAATAAAAAACGGAACCTTTCACTAGTTGTACTCTAATAGGGCATTTGAATTCTGTTTCCAATAACAATAAATCCGAAAGAAAAACAACATCTTCCGCTTCTATTCGTTTCATGATTTCTATAAACTTATATCTATAATCGTCATTATTTGAAATCTTTGCATAATGATTTATAGATTCCATTAAAGGATAATCATTCTCAATTGTATATTCGTCTTTTATCATAATAAAATTTTCTGTAAATAAAGAAACAATTATTTATTATCTATCCTAAGCTGTTTAAATTTATTTATGTTATATATGTTTGCCTACCAATGGCTTTAAAACTTGAGCAAAATGCTGCTCTATTGCAGGCATCATATCTTCCATATCACGATTGAATTCAATTACATGAAGTTTTAATTTAAGTGATAAATTATTCCCCCAATGACAAAGTTGTAATCCCTGAGTAGCAGCTGTTTTAAAGTACCCTAAATGTTGAACAATCCTGCTATAGAAATTCTTTTTGACCTTTCCGACATATAAATAATTGCTTGTAGCACAATATGTTTTTTTTATAACCGGAACAGCCCTATGGTTATCTTTTCTAGAATAGTCCTCCAGTGCATTGACAAGGTCTGACTGGTTAGTATTAGAAGTTATTTCAAACCAATAAACAGCAGGTCCTTTAATCTCCTTTAGAGAATCAAATTTTTTCTTGTACGCTTCTGACTTGGTGATGTCTACAGTCAGATACTGATTATCTAATTCAGAACAATCAAAATCATAACTATATTCTTTTGCTCCATGATTTTTTATAAATTCCAGACTTTTAATGGATTGATCTATAAATTTTTTTAAATTTTCATCCATAGATATTCTCTTTTATAAAGTAAATATTTAGTTTTTCGTAAAATACTCAACCCCAAAGGATAGCGATAGATAAAATTCGGTTTTAATAAAAAGATTTATCCGGCATACAAGGTACTCTGACTGCAAAAGTTTCAGACCTTAATATTGAGTAATGTTACTTTCAATATTTCCATAAGTGCTGGTTCTAATTTAAAATCGGACAAGTCCCAATATTCATGCTTCCTTATCTGGTGCCCCGGGTCAACCGGATGATTTAACCGAATTACTGCTTTCAAATAAAAATCGGCATATAAAGGCGTATCACCACGTTCTATTTTTTCAACTATTCCAATATGGGTTATTGCTGAATCAGGTGCACCTAAATATAAACCGACATAATAGGCATCCTTAACAGGAACAGCACGTGAATCTCCACCAAAACTAATGCATAAATTACCAAAGTTCTCTTTAAAAAAGTCATCATTTATGCCTCTAACAATGACTAAGGTATCATCTTCTACATTCATAGTGTTTATTTTCAAGTTAGCAGTACAAACTTACAATAATGCCCCGACTTATGCAAGCCGGGGCAGTCCAATTTATAAATTTAAAGTCTTATGATGAAGATTGTCTGTTACCCCAATGTTTCCGTACCACCAACATGACGACAATCAAAACGGTTACACAAACACAGGCAAAACTGATTTGTTCAGGCAGCGTGGATTCTTTTTTATCCTTTACCTCTTCAGTCTTAGTTTCCTCATGTTTGGTGGAAGTGGCTTCCTTATCAGCTTTTACCTCCGTACTGTCATTGACTACAGTTTCCTTCTTTTCATTCTTATTGAAATCACTTTCCACATGACCGTCAGCCAATAACGGAGGTTTCCCGGTCAGACTGTCGGGCGGTTTTCGGGTATCATAGATACGGAAATCAATCACATAGTTGCCATTAGTGGTAATGAGTTCGCTCAAAGACGTACTTGATCCGTGTACGATGTTGACAGATTCACGTGTACTATCTTTCTGTATAATCTTAGTGTCTGACTTGACAGCCTTATGCGAGCTGCCACAGGCAAACAGCAGGAACAGACACATAAAGGGAGCCAGCAAAATATGCCGGCTTACCCAGTTCATAACCTTAGCCAACATAGTCTACAACTTAAGAACTTGCATCCTGTTATTCCCATCAGCCCGGTAACTGACATGAACCCATGCAAAATCAGACTCATCAATCAACTGATCAAAGGGTAGGTTCTTTCGGATATACTCAAACAACAACTTGTTTTGCAGTCTGTCCCCAGTGTCAATATCAGCAGCTTCCCCCTTCATGTGCTGCGAGGTTTTGCTTCCCTTGACAGCTGCATTAAGTTCCGGACAGCGATAGCCACTGTTTACTGTTATAGGCTTTCCCCACCATGTGCGTAACGGGTCCAGTACGTTATCCACCAAGGCAGTCAGAGCAGTCACATGCTCCTGTCTGCATCTGTTGTTGATACCCAAGCGGTCAGCAGTTGTTGACTTGCAGAGTTCCGCAATCGTAAAAAACTTCATTTCTTATCCTCCTTTTTATTTTCGTTGTCAAATAGTATCTGAGCCATGATCTTGGCAATATCATCCTTGTTCTCGATGATCACACTCATTGTCTTTTCTGCTTTGCGCAACTCCGCTTTTTCCCATGATTTTTCACGAACTGATTTAAACTCACAGAAAATGCAGTAACCCGTCCAAATCATTGAAAAAACAGGAAAGGGGATAACCACACAGCATAACAGATCAATGAAGCACAACTCTATAAATGGAGTGAAATACTTCTTCGCCTTGATGGCTGTTTTCTTATACCCCGTGGATGTTCTTGCCTCCCCGCGTTGTTTGGCCTTCATTATTCCTGAGACCAGATCCACGAACATTGCGCCGATAGTGGCTGCGATACACAAGGCTATCAGTACAATGTGTATCATCATGTGCTCGTTGATAAAATTGTAAATTACGTCTTTCATTACTTTGTCTTGATTATAAAATATATTGTTCCAAAGATATGTCTATTTACTTGCGTCATTGTTGCAGAATTACTTAAATCCATTGCCACGATATGACAATAAAAAAGACAAGAAAAATTAATTATAAAGCTTTCTGCTAAACCCAATAGTAGAAATCTAGTAGAAATATTAACATACAAACACTTATTTCTACTGAATATCTACCACTATTCAATAAAATGATATTATCAATTGATATTCAGCTTATCATCCAAGTTCCGGCGGAACTTAGGCTAAAAACAGGAGATATTATGGCAAAAATGCATAAACTGACCAAGGGTGGACAAACCATTTACCCGGCTACTATCTATGATGCGGTGGTTAACCCCAAAACGCGTAAGAGTCTGACTACGGAAATATCTGAATTACATGCAATGAATGTTATTATAGACATTCAAAAAAGTCTCAATATTAGTTATAATACTTTTGGTGAGTTAATAAAGTCACAAGAGTTAAAGTCCTATCTACGTAATACATATACAGATTTGTCAAGGTATAATGTGATTATGACATTTAGAAACATGCAAGGCGTGACCGAAACATATCAGTATAAGGGATATAACATTGATGTTAATTATATATCAGATGCGTCATATTGGGAACGATTGGACAATAGCCTAATGGTCGAATCAAATGCGTATTCGAATATGGCTGAAATTAGCCTAATAGGTGAAAACAAGTATATAGACTTTAATACAGGAGAAGTTAAAACATCTAACAGTAAAAATCATGCTGTTTATAAGACAGAATGTTCCGCTGGGAATATATTTATATATAGAGGTACAGTCTTGTATTCCGGTAGTTACCACAGAGCAGTCTATGCATTTTATAAATCAAGCTCTGATTTTAATAAAAATACGTTGATTTCTATTAAGGAAGCAGACGAAAATACCCCCTTATATTTTGAAAGATTAGAAGTTCCATCGGAAGCGAAAACATTGCTTGTGTTCTGTTTAAACTCCGAATCTATAAAAACCAAGTTTATGTTGACCAAAGAGTCGATTAAACAAGAACGACTATTGCCGGGTAATAGAATATTAATATCTGGAAACATTATCTCAGTTGACGATCAGGATCTATCGACAAGGCAGGAACTGTCAGATTTGGATAAAAAAAAAGCTGATATATCCATAGAAATGGTCAATCCAATAAATTGGTGGAATAAGAACAGCAAGATTGGTTTTTATGATGCAAATACTGGTGAATTTAAAGAAAATGAAAGTTATCTTTCGTCTGAGGTTATAACTGTAAGCGCCGGTAATATAATCCAATGCGGTTATTTTCTTTCGGTATCAGATGGAATTGGAGTTAATTGGGTTAGGTATAATCCAAATCAATTTATTACGCTTTGGCATTCTGACGGCAGGGTTGAGCGGATAAACAATACCGCCTTCCCTTCGTTCCCATATCAAGTTGAAGAGAATTGTAAGATAGCTTATACTTGGTATAAGGGGAATGTAGATGTGAACGATTTTGAGATGAACAAACAATATGGAGTGCTTATGATATCTGATGATACCCCCACTCGTTACGAAGAATACTTTATTCCGTATGAGCAAAAAAAACTGGCACCTGATATTATCGTAAACGGATTAGATACGTCAAAATTTGCAACTAAAGAAGATCTGGATACTAAGCAGAATAAATTAATTGTAGGAAACGGCATATCATTGTCGGAAAGTGGACAGATATCTTTGACTCAGGCAGGTAGTCTGTCCTTAATGCCTAATCCGACAATATATCGTCTAAGCTATCAAATTGAAAGCCGTAAATCTTCCGACAATTATCCGTCTCTTCCATTAATTAAGGATGCCAAAGAATTACTATTTGTTTTAAATGGGAAGATTAATCCAGCAGCCTTATTCTTGTTTGGCAAGCATCGTATTGGAATAGATCAAACAAGTTATATCTATTCAGTTGACAAGACAGTAACCTTATCAGGACAGAGAGGTGGAATTTTACCTTTAAAATTCATGTTCAATGGAGACGCTATCGAATTAGGGCACAGGGGAAAAACTGCTATCAGTATACTTGTCAACGAAGGAAATGGCTGGATGAGACTCGGAGAAAAGGCTATTGATATATTGACAGAGAATGGATGGAGGAGCTATACACAGATTAAATTTGCCAGCGCGATTGAACGTGAAATCATAATAGAGAATTCATCATTAGTGTATTCGCTACGGTATTCTAATTCCTATACAGTGTCTGAAGTAACATTAAAACAGCCTCTGGCTGTTATTGCAGGAAGTAGCATTACAGAAGCTACGGCAGGAGGTGAATTTGCTCCAATGGGATGGGCATCAATATGTTGCTGGCAGTTAGGAATGGAGTGTATAAACATAGGAGTTGGACAACGCGGACTTGTAACAGATACGGATTCCAGACCGTCTATTTCCTCTGCCATAGATGATATTACTTATTTTAAAGATGCGGATTATGTGTTATTAGGAGGTGCTATTAATGACCAATATGATGACGGTTATCGTAATAGAGTTAAAACATTTGTTGAATCTTTAAAAAAATCAATGCCGTCATCGCATATTATACTGCTTGGAGAATATACTCCACAGCCTGATTCTAATATATCAGGGAACACCCATGAAAAAAGAAATGAGGCTTTAAAATCCGTAGCAAGAGAATGTAGTATTCCATTTATTGACATGCAGAACTGTGAGGTATATAATCATATCCGTACTATAATTCGGAAAGATACCCAATGGATCAGTGGTACTTTTTTGGACAGTTCATCAGACGCTATGTCTCAAGAAGGAAATTGTGACTTAATATATCATCACGAAAACGGAAGTATAGACCATACTCACCCAGGCAGAATAGGGCATCAATATATAGGGACTCGAATGGCTAATGCTATGCTTGAGATATTGAAATATTTGTAGAAAATAGATTAAAAGTTTGAAATCACTCAAGGTGTAGACTTATGTTATGAATGGTAGACCATTATATAACTATAATGTAAGGGCTGATCTTGGTGTAGGTCAGCCCTTATGATTAAAACCATTCCGCATCCGGGTGCACTTCAATGGACAGATGGAACATTATTTTAGTGATTAACTTTTTAATTATCATAATTATCATAATTATCATAATTTTACATTTTTGTATCTTCGATGTAAGGATTGGTTAGATCCATGAGAACATATTGAATTAAAGCATCAATAACAACGTTAGCTATCTTCATGCCTCCTGCGGAATTTGGATGAACCTGGTCCTGCAAATACGTTGTGATATTAAGTGTTGATATTCCACTTAATGCATTTACATCAATTACGGGGACGGAATATATTGCACATACTTCTCTTATCACACTCCCGTAATCTTGTATCGTTAATCCTATATTATTTTTATAAGGATAATCAGCATTATTATGAGAGTTATAAAAATTATGTGGTATGCAAGCGAATATCTTGGCATTCGGCAATCTTTTGATAATCTTTCTCAACATTAGCCCATAGGCGTATTTTAAATGAGTTTCGTCCTGATCGTCAAGCTCCCCGATTTGGGCATTTGCCGTGATATCATTAGCGGAGGCATATATGACTAATACATCCGTATCGGTCGGAATAGTATTTATTCGGCCGTCACCACACATATTATCCTGTATAGTGATAGTTCCTTCTTCGGGATGAGCGGCATTATAGTAGCCATTTTCGTCCACTTTCTTGGTTTGTGGGGAAATGGATGTAACCTTGGAGCCTCCGATACCTCGGCAATAATGTGTTGAGAATTGAAGATATTTCCACACATACTTCTGCCACGAGATCAGTTCTACGATCGAGTCTCCAAATGAACAAAATTTCTTCCCTTTATACGCCATATTGATTATTTCATCTCTATCTAACTTTACATTTCTCACATTTTGCGGGTTGCAAGGGTAATAATTCAACGAGACAAACGGGGGGTCCACACTGTTGAAATTAAAAATTATATATTCCCAATTTTTTTCGCCTGTCATCACTTCCCTAAAGGTTTTTGTTTGACTGCCCCTATACCCAATCCACGTACCATCTGTTGCATACACAGCGACTGAAAATGCATTGGTAAATACAGATGTTATGTTGTCAACGATTCTGATCAATCGTGTAGTATTATAAGCTTCGTTTGACTGTAACGATCCATTTACATTGTTATAACCATCAATAAGATTATCATTTGTTATCAGATTTTTATCTAAATAAGTTTCAGGAAGCTGTGTTATACCGAATTCAAGCGGAATAAAATTCTCATTGAATGATAGATAATAAAAATCTCTTGCGTTATTATTCCAAGCCCTGCAATATGATGCTTCTGATGGTATCTCTCTTTTTGAAATATTCTTTCCCGTTGAAGCACCCATATTAACCGTGCCAAGCAGCGTGCCATTATCTCTATAAAAATAAACCGAATATGCATTGGTATAGATATACTCTTCTCCTGCCGGTATATCAATTCTTTCTATAACAATCCCATTTCCATTTACAATATTTCCGACTCCGTCTATTGTTTTATTGGCGAGCAAAAGTTCATCATATACCTTGTTGATTGACACATCCTGCAACATGTGTCGTATTGTCATCAAGTCGTTTTTAACCTCTTCAAGAGAGTCAATGGTTAATACTTCGATCCAATTCTTGTCATTTATCCAATTTGAATTCTCTACACTATCAGATTTATATATTTCAATTGTAAACCTGTCTTCGTTTTGATACGATAAGATAAATCCTTTTCTCCGGTTAATACTGCTTATCGACAACCTCGTATTAGATTTGTTCGAATTATACACGACAGAATCGTACATGTAAGAATCAAGCGGTATATAATTACTCGTTTCAGAATTGTACAGATATACCCTATATCTGTTTGTCAAATCTCTATAAGTGAAAACCAATCCGATTTTTTTATTGTAAGTATTCGGCAGAGCATTCCTGGCAGCATCGGGCGTGTTGTAATTATTGCCGGTTATTGCCGTGATGTTGATAAAGGGAAATTTGGTCGATGGCAGCAATGGGCACCAGAATAAATCATCGCTCCAATATTGATCATCCATAGATGTTCCCATATACATTTCAACAGTGAGTTCCCCAGTTGCTCCATTCCTATAACTTAAAATCTTTCCTGTACTTCTATTCTCTTTTGGGATGCCAAGTCTGGTTTTTGAAAAATCCGTATCAAATTGTGTTGAAATGGCACTTCCTTTATTTAAGCCCGACAATTCCGTAGTCAGACTCTTACGCGTTTTGGGGTTAACCACCGCATCATAGATAGTAGCCGGGTAAATGGTTTGTCCACCCTTGGTCAGTTTATGCATTTTTGCCATAATATCTCCTGTTTTTAGCCTAAGTTCCGCCGGAACTTGGGCCGTTGTTATTTTATGTAATTATTTATTAATCTTAAAATCACTCAGCACATCATCATACTCCTTATCTGACAGAGATACGCTCTGCACCGCATTGTATGCGGCATAATCCGGATAGGGCATGATCTCTGCTGTGCTCTCATCCGTCTTGCCGGAAACGAGGATAACACCTGTAATCTCCACCGATACAAGATTGCAGATACCTTCGGCAAAATCAGCATCAGAAAGATAGTATTCGCGTTTGACCGACAGAGTGCCGGGACGAAGTCCATGCCTGTCAAAAATGACCAACAGACTACCATCATCAAGCCTACGGCAGTTCTTGTACCCGTGCCCGTCAAACTCCGCAACAACACATCCCGACAGGACTGTACGGTAAGTGAACCGGAAGGGAGTATTCACATCCCCATTCAAGTTCTTCTCTATGATCTTAAAATCGGACTGATAATTAATTCTCATAATACACTATAATATTGATGTTACATCATCTATCTCCTCGGCTGTCAAGATGCCGGAAAGGTCAACACTTCCACCGCCTCCGGTTGTTCCTGTAGGACTCCATTTCCCCTTTATCTTGCAATCATATATAGGGCCGGGTATGGTATCCCCCACGACAGCCCAGTCGCCCACAACTGGAGATGGGACAGCAGCATGCAATGCTTCTTCCGTAGAAAACAATCCCTTGTTGCGGACACTGTTCTGCTTGACCTTATCAATCTCGGTAGAAGTCTTACTAAAATTGTAGTTAAGCCGATCTGCCGCCTCACTCCAAGTACCTGTTTTATTGATCGAATTAAGTTCCATATCACTTTATTTTATTTGGGCAATTGGTTTTGATCCCATACAATCTCAGAACCTTTAACCATAATTATGCGTCCTCCCATTATCTGGGTCTGATATATATAACCGTCACTTCCTTTTTGCTCGACAACCATACTGTCCGGGCGGAAATACAAAACATCATTACTATTCGGGTCAAACATAGAAACCATGGGAATCAACCCTTTCAGTCCGTATATGCATGATATATCTATCAGGGAGGCGTTCGTATTATCACGCATCTCTATTGAGGGGATTCCATATTCATTTTCCGGCTCAATGCTTATTGTATAGCCATTTGAAGACTTGACTTTTACTTTCCCAACAAATTCAGGATTTCCATCTGCATCCCATTTGATGTTCCCATTGGCAAGCTGCCCGGAACCATCCTCATTCAACAGTATCTTGCCATTGGCTATTTCAACTTTTCCCCGGAAATATCCGCCCAAAGCATAGATATATCCACGAAAAAAAGCATTACCGCCATGAGTAGCGACAAAGTTTGCCATATTCGCCCATTCTTCATCCGTAGGCTGGTAATTAGGATCATTACGAAACCTCATTACGGTTAATATAGCCTGTTGAAGCGTGCCACCTGCCCAGAATGCCACATCATCATCGTCATTGTATATGCCGCTTACTCCGGCAGTGACCTTCTGTAACTTGCCGTTCTTGTAATTACCCAGTTGAATCATATTGGCAAGAATCAGACCACCAAGAATATCCACAGAACCATCTTTGATCGCACTGGCGATATAATTGATTGACTGAAAACCGGCTGTTGCCTTGTCGTTATCCAAAATGGACGGTTTCCAGTCTGTGGCAATGGTTCCACGCTCTAATTGAAGATCACAAATGGTTGCGGTACCACTGAGCATGAAAATACCTGCACCGTTAAAAGCGAACTTGAAAGTGTATCTTTGATAATCGGACGCAAGAGGCTGAGTTGTGCTGAAATCACCACACGAAACAGCCACAGACACACCTTTAGCTTTAAAGGATATAACATAGTTCTCATTTTTAATCAAGGACACGGATTGGGACAAACTACCGATTGATGCAGAATACCCAGAGCCGGCAGCACTATCTGCGGATACAGTAGCCACTCCCGTCCAATACTTTAATTGCTTGCTGAAAAGCTCGGTGTCCGCCGATAATTCGGTAGTGGCAGACAGTTCCTCTGTTTCATAATCTCCAGTAAACCCGGAATTACGCAACAGATTGACACTTCCGACAGCCGCGTTGTCTATCGCATCCTGAGCCTTTTGGGCCAGATCGGCGGCCGCCTGTATCTCATCCGGCAAGCCTTCCATATTCTTCCATCCGGTAGATCCCTGCTCGATATGAAACATACCCTTGATATCCACACCGCCTTTCTGGCTATATCGAATATAGGTACTCTTATCCTTAGCGCCTATATAAGCGTCACCATACATATTGATATAGGCGTGTCCGGTAGACTTGTCAAAGCCCAGCCCGATAACTTCTTTACCCGCCAAAGAAAATGTATTGATACCTTGATAAAAAGTGATAGAAGGCGAAGTTTCGTTTACTGATGATAAGATTATAGCTGCCTGACGGGTAATATCCGTCAAGTGCCCAAGCCCGATGATATCATCACCGGCAGCCGGGACATCACTGTCCTTATCGACATTGGTTTTGCTCAAGTCAATATAGTCAGATCCTACACCTGTCACCTCACGCCAGTAGTAGCGGTTGGATACATTGTGAGATGTTCCTTCTTTAATGTTAAATTCTTGAGATAAAGCTAATGTACCGACTGTAAATTCGTTATTGATTGTAATACCATCGACTTCCGACAAAAAAAAGCAGCGATAGCTCTCATCAAGTTCCTCCACACGGACACACTTCATTCCGGCCGGAGATATGATCTGTTCACCACCAACATGCGTCTTCTTCTTTACTTCAAGCTCGTCAAAGACAGCCTTAATCTTCACATACAAGCGGTCAACAACAGCTTGTGTCGTGCCATCTTCCAATACGGTCCAACCACTACCGTTTTTACCAGTCAAAAAACCCTTCAGGAACGTTATCAGCTCATTGGCAGTGTCTTCTTTATCTTTGCGTAAAAAGTATTTGGTGAGCTTTTCTATATCAGAATTATCCATGTTTTCTAGAATCCCGATAAATATGCGCCCAATTCTTTCAGCTGTATTCTCTCCTTCTGTAGATGCGTTTCTTACTTGAAGAGCCAGTTTCTTTAATATGTCAACAGAATCGCTCATTCTCCTATTACACGAAAAACAGTTCTATTAGATTTTAATTTCCCTTCACCGTTATAAAGTGGCATACCGCATTCTTTTAGGTAAAGCACGCATTCTTTCAGGTAGCGGTCAGCTATACTACATGCATCGCTATACACCATCATCTTTTCCTTGAATACTGTATGACTGCTATATTCACCTTCCTTGTTCACGAAGCCGAAACGGGATACATTTCCATCTCCATTTTTGACAATACAGGCATAGGTATAATAAGCCAAAGCTACGCGAAGTCCAGTGATGATTATCTTCTTTTTACATTTAGTTTCATAAGTACCTCCGTCAAGCAGTAGCTGGTATTTTTCAGGATTTTTTTTCACGTCAAGGAACAGTTCGTCTCCCAACGCTGATTTGATGTAGATATTCTCCGACTCACGGATGTAGGTTTCTATCTTGTCAGGATCGAGATGTACAGACATTCCGCGAGACAAAGCCGATACCTCATCTGTTGTTATTAGATACTGCTGCATTTCGTACATACTTTAATGGTTCCACACTATAATCATTAGAGGGGTTGACTACTTCATACCAATAGCTGAATATACGGCTAAAGGTACGCTCTATTAAGCGTTGTTGCTTGCTTACGATAGAATTGTAATACTCGAAAGCATCTTCCAAAATATCGCCTGAGAATCCGACTTTACCAATACGGATGCAATACCATGGCTCTTGGCCATAAGCTGAATAAATACGTTCAACCACACTTGCGTCAGTAACGGTAAATTCTTTGTCGTAATTTTGTGAGTTCAGATTTATTATTTCAGGTTTTTCCTCATCGCTTTCTAAAGTAACTTCCATAATCTTTCCTGCATTCGTATCACCTTGCAACTGGATGAGTGTATTTGAGAAACTGTCGTCATCGTCTGTATCTTTCACTTCGTTGCCTTCTTCGTCAAAGGTTATGTTCGATCCCTTTTTGGTGAATACCATAGCGCCAGGGAAGAAATTATTTCGTACATTTCTGTACTTGACATTGGACAGTCCTTCATCGGTACTCATTTCTGTAGCCACCCGGTCACCTTTCCCGACAGGATAAGTATTTTTCCCGGCCATTGACACCCATAGGATTTGACCTTTGTAGTATTCAATGCCTCCGGCTGCTTCTATTTGAGCCAGTATCACATCTTTTTGAGGGTTAAAAACATCTATATAGTCGATGTTTTCTTTCTTGACCTGCAGAGCTTTCCCTTTACGTGTCTTCTTTCCGCTCCAGTCTGGATGTACTGCTATTTTTGCCACATAACCGTTTTCATCTTCTTCTGTCAGACGGCAATTTTCAAATGGTACGTGCTGCATCTCCACTATCTCACAGAAAACATTGTAGTTAACATGGATTGCTATTCCATTGAGTTCGGACATGTCTTTGCATAGTAACATGTGCACATCATCCAATGTGTCACCTTTTCGATTGACTACATATTTGGAAAAAGCAACCTCACGGAATCCGTTTCCTTCAATGAAGTCAGCGAAACGGTCTGAGCATTCAGATGCAGTAGAGCTTGCAGCAATGATATTCTTTAATGTCTGCGGATATAGGTTGTCCTGTCCGTAGGCTTGAATTCCTAGATTTTGTAAATAGCTTGTATCAATGCGGTTACTGCTTTTCTTTTTTAAATCTCTTACTCTCATATTCGCGAGGTTTACGTTCGTCCTTTATTTCTTTTATTCAACTTTATCTTCGCCTTCTCCATTCATTGCGTTCACAATTTCAATGGCCTTGCTTAGATGCAGATTCAGAACTTTTTTACTGATTTTCTTGCCGTTGATTTGGAAATCTTTCAACGTGTCAGCCACGGATTCTTCAGAAACTCCGTCTTGTAATGATTCTACCATTGAATCAAGCAGGCTTTGATTGTATCCACATTTGTTAACACGTTCTTTCCAGTCCGTAGGTACATGGGCGAAATAAATTTCACCTTTCGGATTTTTGGCAAGGTACTTTTCAGCAACTTCATCAGTGAGGTTGTCATTAGTGTACATTTTATTGCTTCCGAACTCCGGTTGAAGCAGGACACCATTCTTTAATATATAATTACATTTTTCTTTCATACGGTTATTCTTTTTGATGTAAACAGTCATTTCGATTACAGCATCGCGATAGCAGTCGTTACACGATGTCTTGGTGAATTCTTTTCCTAATACTTCCTTGTACAATCTTTCTATCTCCGATTTATCAGAAGAGGAGTAGGAGGGAAGTTCTCCTAGCTCCTTTAATTTATCAACCACTTCTTCTAACTCCATAATCATTCAGTTGGTTTTGTCAGTGTTTCAACAAGCGTTTTTGTCGCATCGTAAGATGTTTTGTACAAGAATAATGCTGATTTGGGAACCTTGGTTTCTTGCAAAGAGATATTCCATCCCCCTTCCGTTTCTTCGGAATACTTGTCATTGCCGATCTCTGCGGCTTTCAAACCTTGGTAGTAACCGTAAACCTGGAAAGCTGAATCTCCCGGATTTTCGGTTTTATTTAACCCTTTGGCTTTATTTTCCAATACAACGACAAAATCACCGTTAGCAAGCCCGTCAATAATGTCATTGCATACATCGGGGTCATTTGCTAATACAACCATGTTCACTATGTTAGTAAACGTGTTACGATAGGTTCCTGTTGCCAAGGTTGTATTGGTACCAGTAAAGGGGGTTGCACCGAATACCTGTACCTTGTAACCTTTTTTACCTGTTTTCAGTGCAAGAGTTTCGATCACATTCTTACGGGTTGCGTTGAATGTAACCGCACCGAAATCCACGTCTGCGCGATTCATTATCACACCTTCCTGTTCCAGCCCGGGAACGATAGGATCATCGCACGATGGTGCGATGTCCTTTTTGATTGTTATATCACATATTGCCATATTTGCTCTTTTTCGTTAGTATGCTACCTGTACCAACTCATCTTCGCCAATCATGGAGCCTAATTTTCCTGTTGAATAAATGTAGTTCTTGCGGGCTTTCTTATCAAACCAGATATCCAAGTCCGACATCGGTTCGGTGCCCTCACATCCATACATCAAGTTCTCAGGAGAACATAAAACAGCACGATGCGGTAAGTTAAGTTTGGTTTTGTTGTTCTGATAGGCTTGAATAAATCTATCCCAAATGGAACATTTAACGATGGTTGTTCCATCGTATTTGCTGACCTCTACACCGTCAAATACAACTTCCCAGGGCATGATAACCTTGTACTTTTCTTTCATATCGTGAGTCAGAGCATCGCACATTGACTTGGTGGCGAAAATTGCGCATCCGTCTTTTTGGAAAATCCGGCTGTCGGCATCTTGCAACATCGCATCGAATATTGATGTGGCAATGCCTGTTTCTTTCATCTTTGATTTTTGTAATGCATATGATTCTTCTGCGTTGGCTGCAATTTCAGTGTGCTGTTCGGCATTGTTGGTACAGATGGCAAACAGACGTTTGAAAAAACCGTCACATGTTTTAAATAGTTCGATGTTTACTCCGTCAGTGATTTGACCACCTCCAGTGACAGACGCTGCTGATTTATCTCCAAACCATGTAAAACGCCACATCATTTTCATCATAGCTTCAGACAGCTTCGGCAGTACAATACCGTCCATATATTCGGTCGATGTCAGGTCTCCTATATTTGTTCCCGTTTTAAGGCAGTACTTGGCAATGGTGTTTTCCAAGTCTGTATAGCACATTTCCAAAGGAATTTGCCAATCTCCGATTTCCCATTCCTTTTGGGCGGCAGCGATAGCCACTTTTTTATATTCAGGGTCGCATCCGGAGCCGGCTACTCCGATATCTTCCATTTCACCGATAAAACCTGCTTTTTTACCGTTAGTCACATTGGGCATAAACGTCATAAAACGCTCCATGTCCTCGTTTTGAAAGACTGTTAACTGAATAAGGTCTTTCAAGTCTTTTACAGCCTGATTATCAGGTGTAAGTTTGTCAAAATCTAAAATAGGCATTTCCCCTCCTTTTATTACTTGTTGTTTCTTTTTTCTCTTTCTTCACGAAGTTTTCTCTGAATAGGCGTTTCATTTTCTTCTACTCCTTTTATACCCTTGTTGAACGTTTGGGTACGAGCTGACACTTTATAAGTACTACAATGTTTTGCCAGCCAGTTTTCGCCCCCGGCCATACGGACTGCGTTCAGAATCTTGTTGTCCTCAATGGTACGGGCATTCGTCTTTAGAGAAGCATTCTCAGTTTCCAACTCTTCTATACGGGCTTTTAAAGCTTTCACTTCATCCTCTTCCAATTCATCAGGATCTTTAATTTCTGTAATAACGCCATCTGTCACAATGATAGTCTTTCCGTCAGGCATGACATGTTCGCCATCGGGACTTGCTGTATCTCCTACTTGGGGTTCACCTTCATCTCTTTCCACGGTAAGCGTGTTACCTTCGGCATTTGTCAATTCCATAGATACGACCTGTACGTCTTCAATTTTTTGATAGCCGCATTTGGCCAGCAGCCTGTCTATGATAGTCTGCTTCACTGTTACTTCTTTTTCTTTGTTCATTTTTTTGTTATTAAATGTGTAAGTTCTCCCTTTGGCAGTTGTAGGCATAAGAACGGTCGTGATAAAACCTAATTGTTTGGCTGTTTCACCACCAAACCAACCGGCTTTATTCATTTGGGCTTCGATAACTGAGGCTTCCGATCCTGTGCGTTCTACATACAAAGCTAGCATCTTGTTTTTTTCACTCTCCAAGTTTGATTTTATTGATTCTAGGGTTTCAAGATCAAGGTCTCCATCGTATGAAGCCATATAAGGCTTGTGAATAAGAAACTTTGCATGTGGATAAGCAAAACGTCTTTCTTTTGCAGCGGCCAATAATATCACGGTTGCCATGGATGCACATCGTCCTACTGCAGTACAGCTGATTTGCTTTCCTGAAGCACGTAAGGCGTCATAAATGGCATACCCTTCAACGGCATCACCACCGCATGAATGTATCTCAATATCAATAACGTGGTCATTCGGATCTATCCAAGATAGGAAATTTTGAATATCGGGAAAAGACAATCCCTCTTCACCAGTTAGATACCAATTTTCCATTTTGTCTTTATCCGCAACAATATCTTTGTTGATGTATAATTTCGCCATATATAATCTATTTTGAAGCAAAGGTAAAAAACGGTATATGGCTATAAGAATTTCAGAACATAATAGCACTGACACGCTTTGTCAGTAAAAAAATAAGGGGAAGAATAATCTTCCCCCTTATTGAATTGAAACGTCAACGGACAACCTGTCAATGACTCTATAGATGGTCCTTTCTGAAATGCTGTATTCATCTGCCAGGTACTGCATGATATATGCCTTTTTATGACCTTCAGCCGTAAGACGGGTGTAGTCTTTATACATTTCTAGGTATTTAATATCTGATGCATCTAATGACATTTCAGACATTATCCTAAGAGTGTTCCTGTTTATATATAATAGTTCGTATGCTTTCATAAACTACCGCTTTCTTCTATGTATTTAATTCTATTCGCAACTGAAGTAAACTCTTCTACAGAAACGACAGGGGCAGGAGCCATCATCATTCCTTTGGCGACTGCTCTGGCCAGCATATCTTCGCCTAAAGTTTGATTATTCGTTGCTGTTACATTAATAGGTACACCTCCACCCATCATATTGAAGGATGATAGGATAGGGGCGAACATGGACGTAGCTTTGGCAGTTATAACGGATTCTCCATTCGACAATTGTGCCGGAATACTGTCGCTCGTTCCTGTCCCCGGTCCTGTAACCAAACCACCTTCTGCAAATTTAGCACTTTTTACTGATTTCATGGCAGTTCCCATTACAGCAGTTACAGCAGATACAACAGTTCCTATTGCTACAAGCATATCAATCCAAGTTGCAGATGAACTTGTTGCGGTTTTAACAGCTTGAGCAATAGCCACACCTTGGGCAATTGCAATTTCTGCTATTGCAAGGACTTTAGCTAGTCGGGCCATTTCCTCATTATCCCCTGCAGCTTGATTTATAAGGTTGGAAAGATTTCCGGCTAGTGCAGATAAGGCTTCTGTTTTCTTCGTTTCTATTTCAATCTCCTTATCGCTCAGTTCTTTTTTGGATTCCAGATAAGCATTCTGTGCTTCCAGCTTGCGAAGATTGAATGCTTCTATACTTTCACCTTCCATTTGCTGCAGGCTATCGAGCTCGGCTTTCTTTTGTTCCATCCTTATACGAAGAATTTCCTCTTCGTTATCATATGCTTGTGCGATTTCCGTTTCAAAGCGTATGCGCATGGCTTCCTGTTGCTTGTTGATAATATTCTGCTCATGAGCTGTTGCCAGTTCGTCTATCTTGGTATTGTACTTTGCTTTAATGGCCAGTTTCATTTCTTCGGTTTGTTCTGTGCTGGTAAGTTCCGCCTCTTGTTGTGCTTGTAATTGTTGTATCTTTAACTGATACTCCTGCTCGCTGCCTTCCTTGACCGATTCCAATTGCAGGGATATCATTTTTAAACGGTTCTCCAGTTCTTTTTTCAGCTCCTCATCGGACAACTTGCTAAGCTCCATAGATTTTTGTTGCAGCAAAGCCTTTATTTTGGCGTTGATGGCTTCACGAGCCTTAGCGGTAAGGTTCTCTTCTTGCTTTAAACTGATTTGCAAATCCTCAATCTGCCGGGAATAGTTCAATTCAATCTCTTTCCGTGCTTGTTCTCTCTTGTCTTTCACTAAGGCAAGCATAGCATCTTCTGCTGCCCTTACTGCTTCCAGTTCTGTTTGCTTTGCTTCCTTTGCTTTGTCTGCACCTTCCTGGCGGATAGAGTTTAGGGTGTTTTGCTGCTCTGTCTGACGGCCGTAACTATCTTCCATTAGCTCCTGAAGTTCGTTGAATTGGTCACGGAACACTTTAAGGTCTTCTATCGTACTATCTGATAATCCAAGTTTTCCTATTACTTCATCGGCTGTAATATCACCAGCTTTAATCTGCTCCATCAACTTGCGTACTTCATTGTTCATCTCGGTAAATCCAAGGGTGTTAGCCAGTCTTGCTTCTGCTAGTTCTGTCTGTACGGCAAGGTCCTTCTTCTCAATTTCCGCAGCTTTTTCCGCAGCTTTAATACGTTCCTGTGTGGATAGGGTTTGGTCATCTGCAGCTTTTTTCAGCTTCTCAATTTCAGCTCGGTTAGCGGCACGTGACATGGACAGCATGACTTCCCTCTTGTCTATCTCATTCAAGACTTCTGCCAGCTTCCACGCCTGTTTGGTTTCATTGACTATTTCATCACCGATACCAGCGAATATGGATTTGGCATCATTCCCCGCCTGTTTGAAGTTCCCGGTAAACAGATTCACTAAAGCACTTCCCAACTTGCCTGCCCGGTCTATTAAGACATTTACAGTGGCACCCAGAGCCCCCATTATTTTATTGGCTGCTTCCACGCCCTTCTGTGTTTTGGTGAACCATGATACAAGAGAAGCCAGTACAACCAAAAGAGCACCTATTCCAAGTCCTAGCATGGCGGTTCCAAGTAGTTTGACTACTCTTGTTAGTCCTGTCGTGGTTTTTGCAACAGTAATCAATTTTTGATTTACATTACTTATGTAATTTTTTACTCCGCCCAAAGAGGTCACCATTACATTTATCTGTTGCACGAACGGGATATTGGCATTGGCGGCTTCCATTATAGCTTCCTTGTAATTGCCAACATTTCGGTAATACCGCTGTGTCTCTTCTTCAGCGTCCTTCAGAGCATCAGTAACCTCATTAATTTTATCCCGTAACTTAATGCCTGTAGCCGCATTCCGTTCCGCTTCGGATAAAGCATCGTATTCAGCCGTTAGATTTGACAGTTTGGCACGGAGAGAAACAAGGCTGTTTTCTTGCGCCTTCTCCTGCTTGAGCTGATTTTGCATTGTTTTCGTTATAATACGTATCGAATCATTACAGTCGTTGATATAGGCTTTAGATGCCGCCATTTCTTCATTGTACTGCTGCCTTTTTATGTCTCCAGCCTTTAACTGTTCCTTCAGTTTCGCCTCTGCTTCTTTGGCTTTGTCGATTTTTGTCTGATACTCGGCTATAGCTTTGATAGCCTCATTATAATTCACTTTGATATCAAGTATCTTTTCTACTTTGTCTGCCATAATTAATCCAATTGAAAAAGTTTACATTCGCAAATACCTGTTTTCTCTGCTTTTATTGATATGACTGCGTAATATTTTCCATATTGGGCCAGATAAACAGGTACAGACATATCCAAGTTTCGTAATTCATGATCTCTGATTTCTACCAGCTCGGTAATAATCTTAGGTTCTCTGATATATTTCTGATAAGATTTGTAGTTGTTTTCAATAATAGTGTTCCAGTCCAGACCGTCAAAAGTTGCTGTATTGTCGTTCTTTAGGACCAGTAGTCTGGGATCTGTACTTTCGTTATATTGTAAAGCTCCGTCAGATGTATAGGAATATATCGGGATAGTTGCGATTTCACCTTTCATTTCAGACGCTGCGAAAGGCAATGTCAGCGTTTCCTGTTCATATTCCAAAGTCTTATCGTCAACGTATATGATTCCATTGTATTTGTTTTTGTCGTCATTTTTCCATTTGTATACATTCCTTTGAGAGAATCCGTCAATTTTGAAAGATATATTTTTAGGACGGTTTGCACTATATGAGGCGATAACTCTTTTGGTCCAGTTCAGAGCTTTGGTCTTATTTTCTATGATGGTATCAATAGGAACGAAGCTTACGATATTTCCATTGCCGGGAATGGCAAAAGTTCCACAAATAGATGCTATAGCTTTGATAAAGTCTATCTGTTTTATATCAGGTAGGTTTGGAACATAATAGAATCGGGAGTTTGCTTCATCAGTGTCTTTCAAATAGACAGTATCTCGCATCGTTATTTTGACATAGCTTCCTTCTTCTATTGTATAATTCCCCAATTCTGCATAAGGATCGTACAGTATAGCGCTGAGTTCCTCTGTATCTCCTGGATTAAACTCCCCATCTATAGCGAAAGAATACCTGTATTGATTTTCTTGTAATAAGGATATACTCGGATTACACCTGAATTTCAACTTGCTGGTTATGGATTCTTTGTTCCGTATATCGAAAGAAACACCATATTCACCTGAACTTTGCGGTTCCTGGCTAGTATTGACTATTATATTGATAGTTCCAATAATTCTAAGGGGTACGTTCTCTTTCTGCGGCTTGAATCCGATTACCTTGCCTGACGAATCTTTTGTTATAGCCACATAATAGTCAGATCCACTTTCCACAAATTGGAATATTTTGAGAATCCATCCTCCTGGAATATTATATGGAGATATTCCGTCATTTGTTAAAGTTGTAGTGCGAGCTTCGATTTCTTTTGGTGCGCTATTTCTTGAAAGCAATGGAATAACTAAAGTTTTCAACAGTTCGTAGTGTTGTTCTTGGAATTTAAAGGTGATATCGGCATCAGCTTCTATTTTGTTCAAAACCCACATAGCTGTAACCACAGGGTGATACCAGGCAGCCGGCTCATCATTTTTAAAGCCATAATCAATTTTAGGTATTCGGGGCGAATTGTCTCCTTTCTTCCAAATGATGTAATCTTCGTTTTCTGTCCTGCCGTACGATAAATCCTGCAATGTCTTGTTGTCATTTACAATTTCTGCAAATTTAGAAACATTGCCCCATGTCATGGCTATATCTATGGTTTCGGATATTTCTATAAGAATGACGCTGGCGTCCGGTATGATTTCAATCCCATTGCGCAAATAGCGTCCTTTGTGGTTGATACGAGCATATTGTGCTGAATGGGATGGGAGATGCGCATAATTAATCACATGACAGTTGTTGACTGTCAAAGGTAGCTTGATGGAGTATGTGTTGTTGCTTGTGATCTTGCTTACATCGCTAAAAATATTACTTCTAAAATTCAATGTGATATTGGTACTTTCATTAATATCCATTGCTTTGTTATCTACGAATAGTAGTTGTTCTGTCATAAGCTCTGCACGTTAGTTTCAGGTAATATAATGTTCGCTTCAAAGTCTTGCAGTGATACCCGCTGTTTGACGAAATTTCCCACAGACACATTTACGGCCATCCATCTGGCGTTACCGTTATCATCATAGCCCATGAACATATCAACAACAGGAGATGTGGCCATTTGGTAAAGGAAGTCATAAGTTATGCTGTCTATTAATGGAGCGCATACGGGAAGTGTCGTTTCTTCCATTTTCCTTTGCTTTCGTCCGCTACCTCCATGGTATCCGTTCTTGTAACTGTAATCCTGCATATTGTTTCTGATGAACTCTCCGTCATTGGATACCTGCGAAGTCTCGTCTCCTTGCATGAATAGCCAGTAACACCACATTCCATGGCGGTTGATCCATCTCAAGTATATTCCACAGTCTGAATTGTCAACCTTACAAGTGATCTTTGTGGCCATATTGAGCAGCCCTCGGAAGGTGAAATCAAAGGTGTGGTCAAAAACAGATGCTGCCGTATTACTTCCAGGTAGATAAAATTCCACCCTGTCTGAAGCATCTATTCCAGCAAGAATGATATTCCATGCATTCTGTCCTGATAATGCGATAGGGGAGTTTTCGGAACCATCTATAGTTACTTTTACATTCCCTGATGTTGCAGAGTATAAGCCTACAGAGAATGGGTAGTTTTTGAACCATGTCAGCACTCGGCTTCCATTATACTGCTCTCCAACCTTACTGGCTCCCCACAATATGAATACGTTGAACTGGAAGCTGTTTTCAAGTGTTCCTGATTCGTTATACATATCAAGCTCTATGCTAAACAGACGTCCTAACTTACTATCTTCGGCGTGAGTTGACTTGTAATCGACTTCTCTGTATTCGTCAAAATAGCTCTGCGTATAGAATGATAGGTCAAAGAAGCAGGAACCACCGAACGTCGCTCTGTTCTCTCTGTCTGATGTGGCTGTGGTGGTGTCCGTTACCGTTGCAGTAACAGATTGATAGTTTCCGCCAAGGATATTTATTATCACAGGATTAAAGCAGAATCCTATTTGGTCAGGATATTCAATTGTTGTATTATCTATCGTATGTGTTCTCATTGTCGAAATTCAGATTTATATGTTCAACTTCTGTTTCATATATAGCCGATACCCTGCTAGCTATATTGTCCACGGTATTTTCTAGATCACGGGAATAGATTTCCTCATGTTTTCTGTTTCGGTATAGTTCCGTTCCTTCCTTGGCTATCTTTCTAGCGACAAGGTAGGCGAAGGAATCGGGCTTCTTTACTTGTATACCCTTATCTTCCACCCATTGGCGGATAATCTTGTAAAATCCTTTCGGAACGTTCCCTGGTCCACGTCCGGTTTCTAGTACAGTGAATGCCTGCCTGCCCCACAAAACGCCTCCGTCCTCCGACATTTCTACTTTCAGACTGCCCTTTGTCCTTCCACTGGCTACTTGTCCGGCTGCTTCATGGTTGGCTATAATTTGCTTGCGTAACGCTTCCAGCTCTTCACCTATTATTCTTAGGGTTCCGGCTTTAGTTTCTGCTGCCATATACAATCTCTTTCACGCTCTTGTTGCAAATAACAGTACCCATTATCTCTTCTAACTTAAGTTGGATAACTATTCCGGTTACATTAACATCCAGCTTGTCATAGAAAACAGAATAAGGGATATCTCCTGATATTTCTTTGAACATCCCACTCCTGTTCAATAGCAATATGAATTCTTTGGCTTTATTCTTGCATCCTTCTATCACTGCATCATTTTCTGTGCCATCAAAATCGAACTTGGTTTTATCCATGAATGCCATCATACAGTTAGGGCAGTCTCTTAACTGCTGTCTACCTAGATTAAAAGTTCCGCTTACAGGAAGGAGATTAAGCACTGCCGGCAATTTAATCTTGTCCAGTCTTATATTGGCTGTTTGCCAGTTGTCAAAAAGGTAACTTACACCCTCCATGGAGTCTACTATCTTTTTAATTTTTTGCTCTACCGTCATTTCTTCTTACTTAATATGTTTCTTAATCTACGTTCGAATCTTACTCTTTTGGCGTCCATGTCAAGACATTTATATACTCTGACCCATGGCACGCTGTCTACTTCTGCATGATCAGTGATACCCATGCGCTGCGCATAGTAATCAATCATGCCGAAAGGTCCAAAATTTAGCAATTCGGATCCTGCTTGCTTCTCTTCGGGTGTGGGTGGTACATTAGTCGACGCGAATAGTTTATTTATTCGTTCAACTTCTTTGGCCACCCATTGTACGAATCCCAGTACATCGCTAGCTGGAAGTTGGGATATATAACGTTTACTCAGCCCCATCAGTACAGTACAGGGAACGAACAAGATATCGTGTTCTGTTTCGATGGATTGCAGTTGCATCAGTTCTCCCATATTTATGTCGTTTAGGGTATCTGGTGTTTTATACTGCCCTAGTTGATAAGGTTTTCTCAGTTCATCCAACTTGGTTCTAATGACCTCGGGTTCGGTGGCAATGCTGCTTATTGTCAAAAATTCTTTTACTGTCATATCTTTCCTATTTTTGCTTTTGGTCGTTTGGGTGTTGGTTTGATGCGGAATATCATTGCCATTATCAGCATATCAAGGTAATCTGTGGAATGACCTAATATTTCTTTCATTTTTTCTTTGCTGATTATTCCTTTCTTCCGTGTGTCTGCATCAATATGTGCTTGTTTGAGAACTGACAATTCTTCAATGATCCGTTCTCGCTGTGCTTCCGTGCATACGATACGAAGCAATCGATTGTTAATCATCTCAGCCAGTTTGAAGGCACACTCTGATTTCAAATTGTCAAATTCAGGATTAATAGGTCGTGCTCCTCCATGAAACTCCTTGATACCGTTCAGATAGCTTTCAAGATAGTTCCCCAATCCGTCAGAGTCCGCAATCATCTTACTACGAGGAATTGAGCATTCTATCATCATCCGCTTCAGGTCTGTTTCAATGGATTTTCCAGTACTGTATTCCTGATCCAGTTTGATAAAACACACATTCCCTTTCCAATGACCGGCGATAAATCTGTCTCGTCCCTTCATTGCAAGGTCTGCAGAACCGGTAGATTCACCTGCAGGAGCAATGAACTCATTCGTGAACAAGTCACAGATAGCGTCGTAGTTACACAGGGCAGTCGGGTCATTATCATACTCCCAATTGCCGAAATATAGGCGTTCCTTTGTTACCCGGTCTTTTGTGTTTCGAAGACTTTCGATGTAGTCTTCTGTTGCCCAAGGATTATCCTGCACCAAAGCTTGGATAAATGCATAAGGAGCTTGTAATTTGTCTTCTTTCCAGGGCTTGTAGAATTCACGGTATAGCCAGTTTTTCTTCGGGTTACAGGTGATAAGTATCTTTCCGGGTACATGGTATACATCGTTCATGTGGCGGCCGATACGGGTTTTCAAGACTTCGAAGGCAAGGTAGTGCACTTCACCAGCTTCCTCTATCCATCCTCCTGTATATTCCTTAGACCCCAATCGTTCATACATCGGATCTTTCACCGGATAATACGTCAAGTCAATATAAACGATTTCACTTCCGTTGTCGAAGGCTATCCCTTCATTTGTTGTCTTGTATGCCGTGAAGCTGTGAGAAGATGCTACCTTATTGAAGGTCACGGTAACGGACTCACGGCTATCCTTCAAATTATTTCGGCCAACAAACCAGCGAGTACCGGGAAGATAGTAGGCACATTGCATCAGCCATTCACAGCCTAGCCATGATTTACCACCACCTCCGGCACCACCATACAATAAAAATTTCGTTTTGCTGTCACGAAGAAAATTGTATGCCAATCGCTGTTTTAAGTTAACCTTTTGCTCCATATCACTTCAATTTGTCAGCTTCGGGAGTATAGGGAAGAAAGTCAAATCCGTTGAAGGGTTTGCCTTGTGTTGTATGATCCACTTCCTGTTTGTCGGACAACCCTAGCTTTCGGGCTATAATGTTTGCATTGAAAGCGCCAACACAGGCTCCTTCAAATTGTTGAGTCTCGATGGTTTCTTCCACCCGCGCGATGACGTGCAAAAAATCTTCATCATTTTTTTTCATGCATTCACTTCTGAAGCTACTCCACCAACGTGATGAAGTACCTAGATAGATACATAATCCGGTGAGAGAGTAGGGGCGCTGTGTAGGTGAAACTTCTTGTTGTGTTTGCTGTTCATTAACAGTTTCTGTTCTTTTACCTTTTTTGCGTCTAACAGGCATGGTACGTTGTATAGCCTTTCTTGTTGTCCATGGGTTTTCATCACACCATTGGAAATATTCGCACGCCGCCTCCCATAACGCTTCAGGCGTGGCGAAGAGTTTATCCCTGCCATGCTTGCTGCGTAACATCCAAAACTGATTTCCTTTAGGTGCTGCCATTGTTTATAGTGTTTTAAAGATTGGTATAATTTCTTTGTCCAGATCCCATTTGCGATTATTGGGAAGAGGAAGTGTGAATTCATATTGCAATGCTTTCAGATAATCACTCTTACTTGCGCTCCTTCCGTTGGTTGATGCTACTTGAAATGACGAACCTCTTAACTCTTTTTCTGGGCTTATCTTCATTCCTTTATCGAATATGTTAAAATCCTTTCCGATGTAAGCTGTGTTTAATCTGACGATGTCAGCTGTGGAATGATAATGCTGGAAGTACCATTCACCAAAACGGAAGTTGGCTGTGAAGTTCTTTGCGTCAAGAAATACGGCTTTAGAACGATGGTCGTGTGTTTCCTTGCGTTCAGATGATTTCTGGGCGAACAGCAGCGGAATGCCAGACCAGAATATCATTCCTCCGGGCTTGCATAATGCTGATAACGAAAGTAAGACATTATTTTCATCCTCTTCTGAGTTTACAGAGTTCAACACGCTATCGCACACAACCACATCGTACAGCCCGTAGTCCGACAAGGTCTTGCATATGGAAGCACAGTCTTGCCTGATTTCCTTTTCATCAATGATGTCCGCTCCATCTTTGCGGTGGAAGAATTCAATGGCGTCAATGAGATAGCCTTTTTTCTTCAGTATGGTTGCGTAATCCTTTTGTCCGGCACCGAAATCGAGTATGCGCATATCCTTGGTGATGTATGGTATAACCTGCGTTTCATACAACGTTGAATGGCTACGCTTGCTTGGAACCCCGTTCTTTTGCCGTAGCCGTGCCTTTTGGGCAAAAGACTGTATATAGGTCTTTCGTTCCAGATGGGAATACTCGAACACTCCATATTCCTTAGAGAAGTATTTGAGCGCGATTTCTTCTTTCCCTTCTGGAAGGACATATACAAGTAGGTCCATACCTAATAGTTTTACCGTTTTGGCATATACTGTTGAGATGATCACTTTCCCGGTATGGTCACATACGGCATTTGCAAACTGGCCGTAACGGAGAATCATTTTCGTAAGGTCAACAACACGTGAGTTGTTTCCTCCTTTGGAAAGAATGGAGATATCTTTGTTGGATACAGTATAAAATCCTTCTGTTCCTTTAGGAAGACTTACATTGATTTCTGGTTGGATTTCCGACAACTCACATTCCGCATAGTTGTGAAGTTGGTTGAACCTTACTTCATCGGTGGAGTTTACACCATCAAGAATAAAGGCTGGAACATGGGTATACCCAAGCAGCTTCATTGTCTTTGTACGTTGGTGTCCTGCCATGATACGTTTATCCGATTGACGTATGATGATCGGTTTGATAATGCCTAATTCCTTGATGGATTTTTTTAAATCTTCTTGTGCTTCATTAGTGAGCAGGCGTGGGTTATATTCTGCCGGGTTCAATATTGATATGTCTATGTATTCCATCATAAGCTAAGTAGATTATTAACAAAACCAACCATTACACCGTTCTCATCCAAATATTCAGAAGCCCGTGCTTTCAGTGCTTCCAGTTCGCTTTCACTGACTGGAATCTTATACCCCTCAAATACTAAATATTTGATATGAGCTCCGGCTTCATAGTTTGCGTTCTTGAGTACATTATGACTGTCTTCTATATCTTCTGAAAAATCTGTCGGATCAGGAAAGCTGATACCTTCCATACCCCAATTAAGCAACTCGTTACAATCCCAGTCAAACAACTTGGTTATGTCCCATTGTCCGTTGTTAACGTTATCACGTATGATTAGCTCACGTTCCCTTTCCTCGGTCAGGTTGGGAATAAGAACGGTCGGTACTTGTTGCATACCTAGCGATATACAGGCATCATACCTTTGGTTTCCGGCTATAATGATCAATTCGCCAGTACGGTCTGACAGGATGATCGGTCGGGCTTCGAAATAATCCGGATTGTTTCGGATTGACTCTTTAAGTTTGTCTAGCTGTTCATCCGAAATAGTTCTTGGATTGTTTTCCAGTTTCTTCAGTTCCTCTAGTTTTCTGTAAATAATTTCCATAATTGCTTTTTTTGCGTTACAGAAACGAAGGTACTTAATAAGGGAGCTAAGGGGAAAAATGAGGAAAACAAAGTACTGACACGGCTTGTCAATACTTTGTTATGTGTGTTATAATTCCTTTGTTGATATCAATGCCGAATTGCTGGTAAGATAAAGAATTACAGGAAAGTATTTCACTGGTAACCTGTAAAGTCTTGCATTCTTCTTTGATGAACGTTAATATGAAAAGTGGGAAAGATAGATAATGCTTTTTGCAGATTTTTGGAACGGAGTAGAAACGTGACTTTACTTGTTTTCGTTTTCATTTCCATTGTAGCTATCCTCTGATAATCACATATCTTCCGGCGGCTATTTCACTTCTATACTCGACAGAATAGCCCTTGTCTATAAATGCTCTTATGACATTATCGTGCGCCAACTCCGAAATTTGGTGTCTGTCTTTAGCGTCACTTCCAGTATTTTTTGCCCAACAATGAGGCCAGTTATTTCCCCATCCTACGCCATAATGAAAGTAAACACATTCACCTTTCTCTTTGATTTCCGAGAGGATGAAAGATGCAAGTGCGTCTTCCTCGGATTTTCTTCTATTTGATTTTGGTATTTCTATTGTCAACATACTGATTTATTTTTAGCGTCCAACCATTTGTCCCGTCTTTCTCTACACGCCTCTAAGGTAGGCGCACAGCAAGAAAACAACTCACCGCTTTCAGTACGGTAGTCATACTGGTACATTCTCACTCTTTTACCTCTCAACCTGGTGTTGTAGGTAGTGTAATTCTCTTTGCCGGGCTGGCATACGCTGCAACCGTTTACATTTATTGAGTTCATAATTCAAGTAATTGTTTCGTTTTATCCACGTCTACAAAACTCGTCCACCCTGCTTTATGCAGCTTTATAGCTGCCTCTCTGATTGTGATTTTGCCACTCTTGACACTTTCTTTCAAAGATTCTAATACATTCTTCATTCTTAATTCATTTTTACGTTCAATCTTTCTTCACTCGTATAAGCCACTACAAGCCCTGTTTCATCATGCTGTATGGTGATGTACTTTTCACCCCTCTCTATAGTAGAGAAGTCATAAGGGGTTACCATCTTACCTAACACTTTGCCCTGTTGCTTCATCAGTGGGGCTTCAGGGCTGATAACTAAAACTAAATCTGCTTTCATAATCGTGTATATTGTGGTAGCTCGAAAGCTACCGGATTAGAACTCAACCAATATCAATCTTTCTAAAGAACCTGATGCTTTCACCCACATATGATTATGTCTGAAACCATAATCGAAAAACAGTTTAAAATAAGGGTATCTTACTATTAAAGAGTTCATACAGCCTCTTAACTCGTCTTCTGACATACAAGAAGTTATTTCATTGATTATTTGAACGAAAAGGTGTAAAACTTCTGGTTCATTATTCAATAACGGTTTTTCTATAACTGCTTTTAAAAATATATTTTCTTTCATATTCTTCTATATTGCGCAGGGCTTTCGCCCTGCTGGTTATTATGCTATCTTTAGCTCTTTAAGTCTCATATCTACCAATGATTTCAGCTTGCGAGTATCAAATAGTGGACTTCTATACCCATCTTTGATAAGCTGTATCATTTCTTTATAACCAACCTTACATACAACCTCTGTCTTCATGCTGTTATCATAAACAGCAGAATTGCAAGCGGTTATTGTGAATGCCATTGTTTTGTAACCTTTATCCTTCTTCATGATAGATGCAAACAAATACATATATACAGCATTTTTCATGCTATTCAAGGCATCTTCTTGACTGGCATTTACCTTTCTACCACCTAAAAAGTCGCCACATTCAATTTCTTGACCTTTTTTGATAATAGACAATGTACTGATGTACATTTTAATATCTGTTGCTTTCATATCTTCTATGTTTTAATTGTTAGTAATATTGGTTTCTTTTATATAGCTAAGATACTGATTATTAGCGATGTGCGCAAATGTAATCGCCTGATTAACAGTGAGTTAAACTTGATTTAACTTAAAGTTGGATATTGACATGTTCATTTCAGTCGCGCTTTGTATGAATACCGTCCAATGATATGTGCAATGCTTTTTCATATATCGACTTATCACAATTAGAAAATAATCGTTAACTTTGTTCATACTTTTAAAATTATAGGTGCATGAAAAAAATTGTGACTTTATTTGCAACCGTGCTTCTGTTATACGGTTGTGGAAGTGTTCCTTTGACAGGCAGGAAACAGATGCTGCTTGTATCCGACTCCGAAGTGCTTTCATCAAGTCTGACCCAGTATTCGGAATATATCAAGTCGGCACCGATATCAAGTAACGCGACAAAGAAAGCGATGGTGACACGTGTCGGAAAGAAAATAGCCGCTGCCACGGAACAATACTTGGTAAATAATGGAATGTCCAGTGAGGTGAGGAACTTCTCATGGGAATTCAATCTGGTTAAGGATAATCAGGTGAACGCTTTCTGTATGCCGGGAGGCAAAATCGTTGTGTATGAGGGACTGATGAATCTGGTTTCCTCTGATGACGAACTGGCTGTAGTTATCGGACATGAAGTGGCGCACGCTGTGCCAAGCATAGCAATGAGCGTATGGGTCAGCAGCTGGTTGCACAATACGGAGCGAAAATTTTGGGGGAGGCTTTCAGTGGAAAGTCCGCCGCCATACAGAAAGCTGGGAATATAGTCTATGGTCTTGGGGCACAATACGGTGTGATGCTTCCATTCTCACGCAAACATGAAACCGAGGCTGACTATATGGGGCTTATTCTTATGACGATAGCTGGTTATAATCCGAATGGGCTGTCACATTCTGGCAGAAGATGTCGGCGGGCGGATCGGGTTCAGTGCCAGAGATCATGAGCACGCATCCGAGTGACGTAACACGTATCAGTGACATAAGGAAACATTTGCCGGAGATGAAGAAATATAAGTAAACTTTAGGAAGTTACTGTAAAGTATTTGAGAAAAACTTTAGAGAATGGTATAAAAAGGCGTGAAACCAAATGGAATCACGCTTGACAATGATTTGAATGACTTATTATAATCAATATCATCATCTCATTTTTTATAATGGCAATGATTATAACTTCAGAAATACAAATAGATATTGTTTATAATCCCAATAGTAATTGATATTAACTGCAACTTTTCCAATTCTACTCATAACAGTGATGCTAATTGATTTATTTCTGATTTAGCACTCTGATCTTTACACATTTGACAACGCACTATTTATAGCCTCCTAAATATTAAATAAATTATTCTTGAAGTTTTTTTAGCATCTCTAATTGCTTTAGAATTAAGCTATATAAATAAGCATCGGCATCATTTTGATCTTTTAAAATCAAATTTGGGTTAATCCTATTTTTTTGTGCTCTATTTCGTTCTGCGTCTTCTATTGCGAATTGCATTTTAAGAAATGCCCCCCAAAAAGGAGTAGATATAGAGTACTTGCCAGAATTAGCATCATATCTGATAATATTACATTCTATATCAGATAGCTCTATCAGTTTTTGATTTATTTCTTCTTCTAAATAGTTCCTGTTCCTTTTATTTACTCTCATCTTAATTTCATTGTAATTTATACTTTTACCTGCTATTACAAATGATTTTAAAATGTACCATACTAATTTATCCTTCACCAAAGAATCATATACACTTTTCAACGTATCTGAATTAGAGTTAATATATGCTTCTATTGCATTCTTAAAATATGCATCATCTATATATTTTTTAAATATTAAGGTTCTATTTATATTATTTGAAAAACAAATATCATAACACATTTGGTGAGCTAATGAGCCTAAATTATTAGAGTAAAATATTATCTTGTCTATCAATTTATCAGACATAGATATTCTAAGTAATTTGCAACCTTTTTCTATAAAGCACTTAATTTCTTCATCTGTTAATAATGGAACGTGTATCTCTGATATTCTAGGAAATAAATTTGAATCAAGCTGAATCAGTTCACGAGCAGTATCGACAGCACCAATACATATTATTTTAACATCAGGAAAATCATTAGCTGAATCAATAAATACTTTCAAAACATCTGCAATTCTTTGTTTTTCAGTAATTGAAATTTTATGAAAATCTTCAATAATCCAAACAGCATGAACTTCTCCTAAAAACTGAGCTAACTTTTGAGGTGTTAATTGTGGGGGCACAATTCTAACTAATTTAAAACTCTCAGACTGTGATATTGTCGAATTAATCTCGGAAAGCAAACTATTATACTCTGCTTTCAATTTTGAAGAAATAGAATAACTTCTATTTGTGTTTTTCTCAGATATATAAAATTTATTTAAACCATCAAAAGCGTTTAATAACAATTCGGTAAATGTCGTGTTGGTCTCACAATGAGACATTATATAGTTTATTTTCAACTCTCTTATTTTCCTACGAACCAAAGTTGTTTTTCCTCCTCCGGAATGTCCATAAAGTATAATTTGTCTTCCACTTAATGTCAAATTTTTAGATAACTCATTTTCTATATTATCACGAACGACATATGATAGTTTAGCCACCGTGTTTGGGGTAAACACTTCCGATAATTTATTAAACTTGAATCTTCTTAAAATATTCATGAGTTATTTATTTTAGGATTCGTTCGTAAAATAAGATATTTGCATTTCTTAAGTGTTCTAAATCTATAGCCCACACCTCTAAATCTTCTTTGATAAAAGGTTGTATTGCTGAATCAGAATTCATAGATTGTAAAAATAGTCTCATAAATTCTTTTTGACTATTTGGATCAGAGGGAATTATGATTAATTGACTTATGACAAAACCTTGATTATTGGTAGAACCAATAAGGTTCAAATTTTTACCTTTTACAACTAAAGCTTCATTATAATCCATAATTTATTTATAATTAACATGTTGTTTGTATAGATATTAATTCTTGTCCTACTTTATGTATTACTTTCAAAATGCTTTCAAGCCTCTCCTTTGATGGCCTTTTCACTCCACTAACATATTGAGCAAACAAACTCTGTGATATTCCCAATCGGCGAGCAATAGCAGAAGCATTCAGTTCCGGATGTGCAATAAATACATCATATAAAGGATTGGAGGGCTTATCCATGAAGAATCCTTCAAAACTCAAATCTTCATCAATTTCTTCCCAATGGATACCATCATCACTTAATGTGAAATTGTTCCGTTGTTCTGGTGTGGCAAATTTCAGTCTTGGAAACTCTGCAAATTGCTCGCAAGCCTCCTTACCATCAGTCGTGCGTATCCACACCGCTGTATCAGTCAGCCAAACTTTTTCTACTACAATGTTTCCCATAACTCTATTATTTAGTTTTGTTAAAAAATTTATTCCAATGTTCTGCTATTATTTCTTGGTTTTCTTCTATTACCGATTCTACAAGTTTTATTTCAGACGATTTCAAACCATTGTTTTTTACTAATGTTACGGGAAACAATGTAAATTTTGCACTTACATTTCCTTTTATAACATGAACATGAATAGGCTCATGGTCGTTTGCATAAAACATGAAGCGAAAACCAAATAAAATGAAGATTGTAGGCATAACTTTCTCTATTGATTACTCTACAAAGATAGGTAATTATTTAATTACCTACAAATATTTAGGTAAAAAATTAGCGGCAATTCTTTGACGTTGCCGCAAAATATTCTATTTTTCTTATCACAAAATTGTGAACTACCGCTAAAGTAAAGATTTAGGGGCTTCAAATACGATTTTCAATAAGTTAAGAATGCCGGAAAGCCACGCAAATTTGGCATAAAGTCAGATTGGGGCTTTCATAGAGCTATATTTCCCATTAAGTGCATTTCTTTTTAAGTATTTCAACACATTCTTTATCCCATCATCGAAACCATGCTTATACCCTTTAGTATATTCCCCTATAGTATATACCGCCATTGACAGAAAAAATAGAAGGATACCTACAGGCTTATACCAACCGGGCAACGAGATGGAAAACGGCTTAAATGTAATTGTTAGATCGCCAACCCATAATAGGGCGATAATAAATATAATTGTAAATAATATTGTTTTCATAATCATATAAGTTTTAATGCTTCCTGTAATCCAGATTCAAGTGCTTCCTCGTAGGTATTATAACGGATAATAGGTCTGTCAGACAATCCTACTAAATCATGGTTAGGAATTGTTAGTATATCATATATCCAATAATTTCCATACATATAGGATATTTCGATATGCAGGTTCTTAGTTTCACGAAGCCACTTTTGGGCAACATACAACACTGGACACAAAAATTCAACTGGTTCGTTATCTATTTCCGTACAACATGACATACTTTGCGGAATGTCGTATCTTCTAATAATATTATCGCAACTTATTGTGTGTTCACACTTCCAATTAAACCCTTTCTCTTTCAGCATCTTTGCTGTTTCCAATGTTACAAGTTCTTCGGTCATGGTTATTCTCCTTTCTTCTTTATTCCACTTATTTTTTTGCATTTTATTATTAGAATGTTAGTTTTTATTAGTAAGTTTGCAAAAACTCGTAATTATGGATATTGTATCTTTATTTTTATCTATCATCGCTGTATCGGTTACTGTCTATAATTGCTATAGACAATATTTTAAGAAAACGGAAGGGATTGCTTTAACTATATCTGGTGCTCTAATTGAAAATAACGAATTAAAAGTTTGTCTTCTTTATACAAACATAGGAAATCAAACTGCTACTATCACCAATGCATCTATTTTATTAGATACAAATAGTCTGGGACATTATAGTAAGGAAAACCATGCATCCATTTGTGATGGGATAACTCCATTTACCCTTTTTGAAAAAGGGCAAAAAAGCATAACGATATCTTATCGATTACCAGATTTTAAAGACTTAGATATCAATAGTATATCCATTAGGATTCTATCTGCTTATACTAACAGGGAAGGGATATTATTTAAAGATAATCATTCTGTGGGGCACTTGAGTACTAACGACACAAAAAAATGTTTTGTATGTGTTTCAACAGATACTCATAGGTTGTCTCAGAATAGAATCATTATGTCCATGCAATAATTACTATTTTCTAATCTGTTTAAATTCTGGTAAAACACCGAGATATAAGTACTGATTATCATCGGTTCTGTACACTGTGATGTAATATAATACATCGCCTTCATTTTTAATGGCATCGCATCTTTGCATAAGGTCTCTTGAGCAATATGCAGGAGGTATGATATCCGCTATGTAGTTGTATAACCTTTCGTCAATATAATCACCTGGGCACAAAAAACATCCAAATCTTTATCCTGTTTAGCCCATTGTTTAAAAGTCTTTTTCATTTCTGTTCCTGTTTTGAGGGTTATTCACTATCGTATTCTGATATGATTTCCAAAATATCGCTTTGTATTTTTTCATCAGTTAGCATGTGCTCAACTAATTCTTTTAGATGCGATGGTCTGGCTATAATACACTTCGCTATGTCATTGTTATCGGTAGCCATTATTATAATTCCACCTTCATGAGTCTTAGGTAGGCGTACTGCCATTTCTTTAGCAAATGCCTCTATGTCTTGAATAAATTGACTTTTCATATTAGTTCCTTTCTATATCGTATTACGTTAATTGATTTAAAATTTCTCTTCGAATAATTTCCCTTGCGCTAAATCTGAATAACCCTTTCTTTTGCTCATGAAAATCCGCAATAGGTATTTCGTTTATATAGTAATAGAAAGCTTCGTAACCGTCTGCAAAGTTGCGAGCAAGAAACCCATTAGGGTGAGTGTTCATATATCTTTCAACGGCTATTATCATTCTTTGAGCATAACCGGGAAACATCTTAAACTCTAATTGCATCTGCTTGTAATTGCAGAGAGGACAGCCGACACAACCGTGACGGCTCAAATTATATGGAGCGTCATAATACTTTGAATATGGTAATCCGTATTTTCGAATATAGCTCCAAACATCTTCTTCTGTCCATGTGAGGATAGGAAGAATATGCTTTGCGCCTTTCATCCATTTTCTTGTATCACACTGCTCCGGCTCATAATCTTTCGATTTCTACTTTCGGCAGCTCTCATTCCTTCAATACTACGTTTGCCGATACCATATCTTTCTTTCAGTCTTTCACAACAGAATCGTCGGAGCCGTGAAGGAAGTCCTTTTTCTTCAACTAACTGAAAGAATGACTTTTCAGGGTGTATTATCCTCACTTGCGGATAGTGTCTCTTTATAAAGCTAATCGTGCCCGGTGGATCTACTGTGGTGTTAGCGTAGATCGCATTATACTTAATGCCTGCACGTTCAGCTAGGTCAAGTATAACTACACTATCCTTACCTCCTGAGAATCCGAGTGATAGCAGATCGTCACGTTCCATACTGCGAAGGAAGTCTATTGCTTGCTGCTCTTTCTTGTTCATTTCTATCTCGATTTGAATTTCTTGTTTATTTCTTTTTCAGCAGCTCTGGCCCCTTTCTTGAAACCCTCTACAAAGCTGTCAAAACAGGCTCTATGGATTTCTAAAGTGCATCTTTGCATAAGTGGGCAAATCGAGCATTTTTGGCTAAGCCCTGCGGACTTCTTGGCTATTTTCGTTACGTTTTTCATTGGATTTTTAAATTAATTATTACGATTTCTTTCCGCTGCGACTTCACTCATACACATCTTGCACCAGGAGGTGAGACATCGGTATTCCTTATCCCCACATCTGACAGTCCTGTTATAAAACCGGTGGAGCGGAAGGGAATGTCCGCAATGCAGACAAACCTTTCTTCCGGCTTCCGTACCGGCAACCGTCTTGGCTTTACGGTGTACAAGCGTACATCCCCTGCATTCATCCAGTCTGCCTTTGTACTTCCGGCATTTGTGCAGGGAGATGCGCCCGCATGGAGCGAATTTCTCGCAGTCGAATCTGGGTTCTGTGTGATAGATGTTCATGCAGTAAGTTTTTTGATCAGACTCATGTTCTTCTCCACCAGCCGGATAATGCAGTCATGATACTCCGATGTTCCGTTGCATACGGCTCTTGACTGTACTATCTGAAACGATTTAAGATTGACTTCAACAGTTTCAATACGTTTACTACCTATCCGGGCAGAAAGGATAAGGGAATCCTTCTTCTTGAAATATTCATTTGAGAAAACACAATGGTGCATGATTTCTCCTTCCTGCTGAAATTCCTCAAGGCTTTTCAACGGTATCACTACTATCTTGCCATCCGACAGTTTCAAATCAAAGAATTTCGATTTCTCTTTAATGTAGTCTTCGGCATATTTCTTAAGCTCAAGCAACCGCTGCATATCACGTGCCTTGCGCGCCTTTTCATCATCACGCTTTTTCTTTGCCACATATAAGTCATGGGCTTTTTTCAGATTCGTAGGGCAAACATAGTAAGCGTTATGCAGGTCTTTATGATAACGTTTCAGCAAGTCCAAATAATCAAACCACATCGAAGCATCCTTTATTTTATACTTATTCCGAAGACAGATTTTTATAGATGGCCAATAGTCATTAATTTTATAACGTTCCCTATGCCAATAACCCAACAAATCATATCGCCTTGCCTTAAGAAGCGTTTCAAGCTTTGGATTAGCAGGAATAATATTAATTGCATCAAGAAATGACAGTCCATGAAGTCTGTAATCTATTCCCATCCTTGTGTATTGCGGTTTGAATACAGAATCCGGATGGTATTTATCACAGCAAACATCATTATCTTCGATATAATAATACGATCCCACAGTTTTGTTACGAATTTCAAGATTTCCACACCAACCACTACAGCCTGTATTTCTTGCAAGAGCCATCACTTCCCGTTTTCCATCGTCTTTAATCCAATGTTGAAGCACTTCCCGAATAAAATAATGAGGTTCCCTGCCTTCACGATAATAAGCATATAGTTCAAAGCATCGGAGAACCTGGAACTCTTCACATATATCCGCCTTTCCTATTCTTATAAACTGCTTATTAGTACGTTTCCTCGACCATTCTATTTTTAAGGATGCACCGCAACGAGGACAAACGGCACGCTTGCGCTTTACAAGTTCTGCAGAAAAACGTTCTCCGCATTCCATACATATGATACGGGACTTGGTAGCATATCCTATATGGTCTAGGCAATCATTATTCGCCCACTCAGCCATCATACTTTCTATATCAGGTAGCTGGCTACTCAAACTAACTACCCTAAACTGTAATTTCGTTCTCGGTTTCATGATTAGAACAAGCTCATTTGTTGTACATTATCATCCGCTTTCTTTCGGACGTTTTTCTTCCTGAGTGTCTGGTATTGTTCTTCCGCCAGCCGTGCGATTGCTTTGTCACGTGCCGCTTTCTTATCTTCTTCGGTGAGTTCCACAGGTTTGGCGGAGGATGATACGGACGTTTTTTCTCCGGCAGGCAGCCGGTTTATTTTGATATCGTCCTCATCATAGTAGTGCACTGCCATCCCGTAGACCTCCTCGTCTGAAATCGCTACGGCGTTACCACGCTTCCTGGCTTCACCCATGATATAACTACAGCATTCATCAATGCTTTTCTTCTCATTCGCATATTTGGGGGCGAACAGTGAATCTTCTTCCGCCCGTTTGTCCAGATAGGCTTTGATTGCCTGTTTGAAACTTTCATTACTTGCCATGGTTACTTAATTTTGAAGTGGTTGATAATATTTATTTGTGATTGATTCTGATGTTATACTCGCATAAGAATTTTCCTATATCGTCGCTTGCTATATTGGGGGGTGGTGCATTATCTCCGTATATAGCCCGTATTGCATCCTCATTTCTCCCGTATGCCTTCCAATAGGTGTAGGCAGTATGGTTATTGGGAACGTTAGGAAAAAGTTCTGTGAAGGCGCTGAAATCGTTTTTAGCCTTTTTTTTGAGCTCCTGAATGTTTTTTACTCCCTCAATCATGGCGCACGCTGCATCTTCTATCCGGGTGAAACCTTTTTGGGATTGTTTCATGGCGGTTTCATTGGACAGTTTGACGTGCTCGTCTCTTCTATCCCTGCAAAAGTCCGATAGGGCTACCATAATGGACTGGTTGTTTATCCTGTTTCCCCAGACGAACTGTCCACGGCTCCCGTTTTTAAGCTGTGTGAAGAATATGCAAAGCTCGGCCAGATTGAGAAAATAATAGCTGGCCAATATGCTTAGCGCCGTTTCGGCAAGTTGTTGAGGTGCGATATCAATGCCTGCGTATCGGAGGATTGATTGCAGGTGCTCTGTGATAATCCTGACTGATGTGGCGTTGCCGAAGACAACATTGATGTCCGCAAGGGTGGGAATACCCTCAATCCTGATTGCTTGTGCTAATGTCAGGTTACAATTCAGCTGGGCTTGCGTGCCGGACCAGTTGTCAACCAATTGGGAGGCTGTTGATCCATTTCTCAAGGTCTGCTGGAGCGGTGTCAGTGTCTCCGGCTTTTTCCTGGATTGAGGTATCTGTCCTGGGGACATTATCACAGTGATCTGTTTTTGTAGGCTTGTTTCCATTTTGAAGTCTTTTTTCGATTATCCAAAGGTTAGCCCGGCTGTCCCATCGTTCAATTTTAGCCCCGTTGGTGTTTTTCCAGCTTAGCGCATCGAAGTGGTAGAAGAATATCTCCGCCTGCTGCTCCCAGTCCGGGAGCTTGTCACGGAAGTAATCTTTCACCTGTTCCAGGGTAGGGGCTATAAATTCGGTTTTTGGTTTTGAAGGCTTCTTTTTAGGTTTTTCCTGCTCGGGCTTAAATAACTCGCTAGAGTTATTATTATCTTTACTCTTAAGTCTTATATTAATGTTAGCCTTTTTACTTAAAGGTTTACTTAAGTCATTACTTAAGAGTTTACTTAAGGGTTTACTTAAATCATTTAAGTAATAAACGGGCGATTTCGCATTTTTCTTACCTGACTCAAACTGTAGTAAACCTTTTTGCTGTAATCTGTTCCTGACTTCAATTACGGTTGGTTCTGATATACCGGTTGCGAGGACGATTCGTCTGTTGGGACACTCAAACGGATTCTCCCAACCCCGACTATTGCACTCGTTCAAAAGGAAGAAGTACAAATAAACTTCGTTCGAGGAAAATGCTACACTCTGATGTGTCTTCCAAAATTGGTTTACGTAATCTATATAAGTCATTGTAGGTAAGAATTTACTTCGTTTATGAACTCCTGTAGTGAATGGCAGATAACATACTTGTTTTGGTATCTCTCTGCTTCTGTCTGCCACGTTCGTTGGTGCTCGCTCTGTGTACCCTTCGGTGTCTTCATCTCTATACAGAGGGAAGCCCATCCCTTTTTGGGTATGAGCAAAATCAAGTCTGCTACACCTCTCACTGCTCCTTCATACTTCATCCGTGCTCCTGTCTTGGCATCACGTTTGCCACCGTTGGGCACTGCAAAAAGCATACGAGCCAGTTTGGGATATTGTAACCGGAACCATACCAAACAATCATGTTGTATTTGGCTTTCTGATAATGGTGTTGTCTGTTTCCTCATATTCTTCCGTTGAATAGGTTCATTGCCATATCTACCACATTCTCCTTAACTACATCATCCGTCCCTGTCACTCCGTTGGCTATTCCTTTTTTGGTCTGAATGACATCATACATATATTTGTCGATAGTATCCTTTCCAAGATAGTAGTAACAGTTTACGTTGTTCTTTTGTCCGTTCCGATGTGCTCGGTCTTCTGCCTGCTCACAATCGGAGAAAGTCCATGGGAACTCGATAAACGCCACACGGCTGGAAGCTGTCAATGTAAGACCTGTACCTCCTGATTTGTAGTTAAGGATGATCAGCTTGCAAGAAGGGTCGTTTTGGAATCGGTCTACCGCTGTCTGTTTTTGAGTAGCATTGTCTTCGCCTGTAACGGTGACAGCTTCAGGGAATATCTTCTTTAATTCCTGTACTACTTCTTTCAGGTAAGCAAAGACTATCAGTTTCTCACCTCCGTCAATCACGTCATGGATGAATTCGGAAAAGACTTTGATTTTTCCCCTGGCTGATATGGCTTTCAATATTCCCATTTTCACCATTACCTCGCCTCTTAATGCCTTGGCCACCTTTTCATCGTCCGCATTCTTGTAAGTTCGGAGATACTGTATCAGGTCGGCTTCCGCTTTGTCGTATTCTTTGCGATTGGATATGTCCACCTCTATATATTGGCGTGACTTGTCCGGCAACTGAGTGAGTACCTTGGCCTTTTCGCGCCGGAAGAAGCAGGTCGATGATAACCTCCAGTTCAGTTCTTTCACATTGCTTGACTGTTTAGGTCCATCGCAGAACCTCTCTACGAAATACTTGTATCCTCCGAAATCCTCTAATCGTCCCATTATCTTGAGTTGTTGTATAAGGTCTGTATTGTTGTTCACTACTGGGGTTCCCGTCAGTTCCAAGATATATTCTTTGCCTTTACATATTCCTTCTACGAACTTGGATTGCTGGGTCTTGGTGGATTTGCACTTGTGTGATTCGTCAATGACTACGGATTTGAATAACGATATTCGCGGGTCAAACTCAATGGATTTCATGGTAAACCGTGCTTCCTCCTTTACTTTAAGTACAAAAAACTTTTTCAGTGATTCATAATTTGTTATGAATATGTTGCAGCATTTAGTCTCAAAGAAACGGTGCCAGCTGGCTTTATTGCGATCATCCAGAATCATGGCATTTTTTCCGGCAAATTTCTTAAATTCACGTTGCCAGTTTATTTTCAATGCGGCCGGACAAATGACAAGGCACGGATACGCTTTTGCTATCGTAACCGTGCCTATTGCCTGTAATGTCTTTCCCAGTCCCGGTTGGTCCCCGAATATGCACCGCTTGTGCTGTAGCGCATAAGCGATGCCTTCTTTCTGATATTCGTACGGTTCCAACAGCAATCCGTGTGGAACCGTAAGTTTTGGAAGGTCGGGAATAGTATAGTCATTATACTCTCTTGTTGTCACTTTGTGCTGTACCCGGCTGCATATCTTTGTCTGTACCGCCCAATCTGCCATCATCCTCACGTATTCCTTATCTTGTAGAGATACCTTCCAAGCTTTTTCGTCAGCGATATAGGCTGCCCGGATATTCTGTTTTACACTTGGAATCCGTTTGACTAGCTCCACTAATCTTGGATGATATGGGAAGGCTAGTTTGAAGCAGTTGGGGGTAGTAGTTACGCAAAATGGGGACGGCGGTATCATGATGCAAGTTGTTTGACTTTACGTGGTTTACGTGATTTAATTTTCTTTCCGTTCATTATTATGTCAACCCCTGCATCATTCATAGCCTGCTGGAATTCCGCAACCTCTTGATTGAAGTCTGTACCGGCTTCTGGAATGGCGTCCGGTTGTACGTCTGCGTTCGCCGTGTCTTCCTCAAACGGAAGTTCCTGTTGTACAATTCGCCATTTTTTGTTGAACAGATACTCTTTGACTTCGAACTCACAGGATTGGATTTCCTGCTCCAGCTCGAAGGCATTGATATACGATTCATTCTCATTATTGAACATGGTGAACGGAGCGCATAGGTTCAGAACTTTTCCTGTTTTGAGAAAACGTTTGGCTATCAGAGTAACCCCTTCATTATCTCCATCTCCGCCAATGGAATACCCTGTAACGTCAAGCACCTGTCCTATGATATCAGGCACTTCATCTACTGATTCTATACCGTCCACTTCTTTCTGTTCTGTAAGCAAAGCGGCGTGGGGATTCAGCTTGCTGAACGCATTGATAAGGTCTGATGTTACCAGGTTCTTGCCTTCTACGGTGGTTGTACCATTCTCATCCTTGTAGGTGGCCACCAAGGTACTGTCCTTGGTGATTTTAGCTTTTATGATCTTCATTATCTTCTATATTTATATTCGTTGACAAATTCGTTATAATAACGGTCTTCCGGAAGGGGAAGTGTTATTCCCAGTTCCGTGGCTGCATCTGCTTTGACCTTATTCAAAAAGTCCGTCATTTGCAGTGTATTCAGTTTCGATGTGCTTCCGGCTATGACCGTTTCTTTTCCTTTGATAATGGTTGTCCTTCGTAGATATAGGTTGCAGTAATAATCGTGTACATCCTGTTTGTCCGTTCCTGTTTCCTGTTCGATACAGGTAAACCAAAGCCACATCAGGGCGTTTTGACTTAATGTGCGCGGCTCTGTGTAACGTTCGATAATTAACCTGTAACGACCGTTACGGAGCTGCGAGCACATGAAATCAAAGGACTTGTTCAGTGTTACCACACCTTTTTCTTTTATAAGGATAGCTTCTTGTGCCATTATTCCAGTCCGAAAATCTTCTTGTCCGTGATAGATTCTCTATTAGCTTCCAAAAACTCTATGAAATGTTCTACGTGTGCCGTGAGCAGTTTCACTGTCTGTTCGTGATTGTAAGTATAATATTCCGGATATTGCGTACCACTGATAAGCGGTGTGCGGCTGGTACCGCCTTTCAGCGCATAAGCCGTAAACTCAAATGCCTTTATGTTTTCCATCTGACCGGAAGCAATTAGGCAATAAGGGTAGACATGGCGCTGCCACCCGTGGGCGTATTTGCCGAACTCGTATTTAGATGTGGATTTTATGTCATAAACAATATCCTTTCGGAGTTCGTCGATAAATCCGTATAACTCCACATTTCCGTACTGGGTAGGAAGAATGGCGGATACATAGACCTGACTTAATGAGCCTTTGAAATACTCTGCCTGTTCTATACACCATTGTCTGTCGAAAAGGAAATGCCGTGCAGGTGCGATATCCGTTGCGGGGAAAGCTACTTGTATGGTATTGGTTTCCTTATCGCCAATGATGGAGTAGGGGGAACGCTCTGTCGGCACGTGATTTTCGCAATGGACATAGCAGTCAATGATAGCATTGAAGGCTGTTCCCTTGTCGGCTGCTTCACTCTCAAACGGTACACGGTTGATAGCATCCAGAAGGTCTTGCTTCAGGCTCTCTTCGATTTCTTCCGGAGAGCGTTTATACTCTCCGGTTTCATTATCAATGTTCCAGAAGTTTTCCACTTCTTCATCAGCTCTCAGATACTTGTCGAATTTGTCAAGTAATGAGGGATAGATTTTATAACTAGGCTGCTTCATATATTTTTTTGACTTTGTCGAATTTCAACCCTAATTCCTTGCATCTTTTATTCAGTAGCATACCTGCTTGTAATTTGCTGTCGAAGATATGCTGCAGGCTCTCCAGTGATTGTTTCACTTCGTTGGCCGTGTCCGCATCCGCTACCATGGCTATCTGTTCCTTGATAACTTCCATAAGACCTTCATATTCGGAGGACAGTTCTGCCTGTTTTTCCTGATAGGTCTGATAAGTGTTTACAATCTTTGTCATAAAGTCGTTCGGTCCGGTGATTGTACCTTCTGCATTAATGATAACTGGTATCTTTATGCGTGCCGGAAGATTGCAGGTATTCTTACCGTAGAATTTCTCGCACGGATCAAAAGAGATGGTTCTGTCCTTACCTATGGCTTCCATATAGCCTACAAGATCAAGCTCTTTAATCAGGTCACCGGCAGAAGAACCTCCGATTTCCGGGCGTATCTGTTTGTCCTCTCCGTTCTTTTCCTCGCGTTCATGGGCTACGAATATTACTGATTTACCCATTAGTGTGACTTGGTTTACGAAGTTGATGAACATATTCTTTCGTACTCCATATCCTTGCAGGGACAGTGTGCCATCCGCTTTCTTCATTTTGGGATTGTTTTTCATTATATATTTATCCATGAAGGATAACATTTTTCCTGCCGTATCAATAACGAAGGTCTTGTATTCGACAATTTCTCCGCTCGTAAGAACTTCATCCACCTCTTCCCATTTGGAAATTTGTACGGTGTCTACACGGTGGGCTGCATTCACACGGTGAACGCCACCGTCAAAGTCCAGGAGTAGTGGCTGGGGAGAGCTTAACGCCAGTGTGGTCTTTCCCATACCAGGTTGTCCGTAGATTAATGCCGACAGGGCATTCTTAACTGTCAGTTCGTTAGGTTTTTTGATAAGTCCCATAATCAATAATTTTTAGTGGTTAATAAATGAGTTTAAAAAAATAGTTCCCGGATAGTCGGCCAGGACACACCGGGATAAATAAGGATATAGAATATAACATATAAAGAGGGCTCTCACCTCACGCTGTCCTTTCCAGCGGCTTTGGGTTAAATTATTATCTAACAAATTCTCTCTGCTTCACTGCCTTGAAGTCTCTAACATGGCTACGTTTAAAGGGTGTACGGCTCCCTCTCTTTGGGTGTGGGTAATACAGGATTCGAACCTGTATCTGTATTCCTCCTGAAAACAATCACAAACCGTCTGAACGTAAAGAAAAAAGTGAATACCGCTTTTCCATTAAGCTAATTACCCGTGTGGCTTATGCCACTTTCTTTTTTAATTTTCTAGGCTTCCTTGGTATTTTGACCTGTGCATAACGCAGGACATCACTGGCATTGCAGAACCATTTCCCGTTTTGTGCGCATGTAGGCTTGTCGGAACGTATTTTGTTTTCTTCGATCAGTCTGATAAGCCTTCCTATGCCTCCAACTATTTTGGCCGCTTCTCTTTTACCGAATGTATGGGTGTCCATGATGGCTAGGATGTCTGCTAGCCGTGCTTCTGCCGTTCCATCAAATAAGATGGATGTCCGTAGTTGGTTGTTAACTGTATAGTTCATAATCTGAATCTGTTTTTGTTCGTCTTGTTCTTGATACTTGGGTGGTTCTTGTCTTTGCTCTGCTGCATTGTCTCATGTCGGGATGAAAATCCAATGCGGCAATGACAAGGAACAGGATGGAGAAGAATATCTCAAGCCCGTGTTTACGTATCTCTTTTATATCGAAGTTGATCTTCATGCGCTCACAGAACATGTATAATACAAGCTCGGTATCTTTGGAAATACCCAGCTTTTTGTATATATCCCGCTTCTGTGCTTTGATGGTCCATTCCGAGCGTTGCAGACTGTCGGCTACTTCCTTGTCGGCCAAACCCTTGCAATATTGTTCGGCGACAAGATGCTCGCGCTCTGATAGCGTAATCATGACACACGCTGGATTTTAAACTCTCCGCGCTTGCGGTCAACCTCTCCTGTTCGTTTCCAATCGGCATTTTCTACACACATCTCCAATCTTAGTCTGGAAATGGTTGTGTTGACGGAAGATATCGCACGCACAGGGAACACAACGATATCACCTACCTTCATTGCTCTCAATGTGGCCGCCCAATTTTCTGTTACTTTTACCATATTACTTCAATTTAGCGAGTTTAACGATGTTGTCTAGAGCATTAATGCTGCTTTCGTGTCGTGCCTGTAGGCGGGTGAACGAATCTAACCACATGTCGCTCTGTTCCTTGACTTCTTTAAGGTCTTGTTCCAGTTCTTGCACACGTCTTACAAGGTCTTCGTGTGTCATGCTTTGTAATTCTTCTACTGTTGTCATAGCTTTATTTTTTTTGATTTTCAATATTGTCAAGTTCGTTGCTTATCACTAATGATGTTACCGCGAAGGCGGTGGATGCTATCCAGAACCATACGCCCATATCGCACATGGTAATAAGGAGTATCGCGTATGATACTGCGCATAATATTGATATTGCTTTCATTGTCATAAGTAGATATTATTAGTTTGTGCCCCGATAACCTCTCTCTGGTCTTCCCACCGGAGTTGTCAGCTACTGTTCTTCACTGCATAACCGTTCGGGGCATGATTGCCCTTACTTCGCCCGGCTGCTTGCATCGACCTTGTTACAGGCTGCTTGCTTCGACCGTTAGTTCTCGCGTCCTCTATGCTGGGATTGAGGGTAAGCGCCAGTATCGCTTTCTGGAACGGATTGCTAAGGGCAATCACTCCATGTAGTTCCTGCCATACCTTTTACGGATTGTTTCCGGTATCGAGACCGGACAGGATAATCCTGATTAATGTCATTATTAATCTCCGCAGTACTGGGAGCCTAAATATCCACGGCTGTTGGAGTTGTAGCAGTCTGACCATTCGGCTTTGAAAGTGACTTTTTCTGCTTTGACCGGAGTGAACACCTTGTTATTTCTTTCTTCCTGTTGTCTTGCCAGCTCTTCCTGCATTGTAACATTCAGTTTTGCCAGTTTCCATGTTGATTTCAGAACTTCACCGAAGGTCTTGCCTTGTTTCTTGCCTACATACTTGTAAGTTCTGTGGGCATCTCTCATAATCTGTCGTAAATCGAATCTTTTCATTGTCTTACCTCTTTTTAGTTAGTCAATATTTTTGCACTTCCGAACTATTTTTCGTTCCTTTGTGCTGTTGTTTATTGTTTGATGTTGCAAAGATACAGAAATATTTTCTGTAACAAACAAAACTACAGAAAATAAATCTGTGATTAACTTTAATTATCATTTATGGAATTGAAAGATTTTATAAAATCAGTTCTTTTTGATGTTACAGAAGCAGTGAAAGAATGTCAAGAAGAACTGAAAAATGGAGCAATCATATCACCTAGCAATCGTTCTGCAGAGGAAAAGGTAAGAGCGGTTAGTGGGGATTTGAAGATTTCCTATATAGATTTTGAAGTGGCTGTTTCAGCATCTTCTGAGAATTTAAACAATGGAGAAAAAACAGGAGGGGTAGAGGTAAGTGGTTCTGTAATAGGAGTTCGTTTTGGTGGAAAATTTGGAGGAAAATCAGTTAGTGAGGAAAATAAACAGGTTAATGAGAATGTCTCTAAAATTAAATTTTCAATACCTGTTATTTACCCTACGCAGCCAGTGAAAGAACGAAATACTAGGGCTAGAGCTTTTCTTCCATGACTTTGATAATCGCTTTAAGATCCTCGTAAGCATCATTGACGGCATCCTGAGGCTTGTCGCTGTGTTTGAGATAAATGAAATAAATTCTCATGAATAAGCGTCTGTGATACCAAAGTTTGATTCGTTTAAACATAGCAATATAGGTTTTAAAATTCAGTGCAAATATACAGAAAATAAATCAGTATGACAACAAAGCAGAGATTAATATCATTTTTGGCTTATCTAAAAATTAGTCAAGGTAAGTTCGAGAAAAAAGTAGGATTGTCTACCGGGTTCGTGAATAATGTGGGTGATAGCATACGTACCGCATCTTTAGATAAGATAAAGTCTGTTTATCCAGAGTTGAACACTGCATGGTTGTTGACAGGGGTTGGAGATATGTTAGATAGTGAAAAAAACAGTCTGTTCTTAAATAGTCTTAGAAGAAAAGAAAATGAAGAATCTTTTGATAAGAAAGATATAGAATATACAAAGGGTTTCACCACATATCTTCTTCCCATGTCAGCTATGGGAGGAACGCTTACGGGGTTTGCGGCTCCAGGCGCAATGCTCCAAAATTGTGAGGCTATAATTTCACCCATTGAAGATGTAGACTTTGCCATTACAGTATATGGAGATAGTATGGCACCTGAATACCCCTCAGGTTCCCGTATTTTGATAAAGAAGATAAACCCCAATATCTTTATAGACTGGGGTAAAACATACGTTTTGGACACTGCAAATGGGGTTATAGTAAAGGAACTTCATGAGTGCAAGGGTAAGGAAGGTTATGTGAAATGCCATTCGGTAAACCCGGATCCGAAATTCTCGGACTTTGACGTTCCTTTGTCAGAGGTGTACGGCGTATATCGAGTACTTATGTGTATGTCGGCAAAATAACAAGTGAAAGCAATCTGTATAATAAACTTTTAATATAAAATACTATGGATTTTAAAGATGCAATTAAACAACTCGCAGACAGAGTTGGAAAATTAAAAGATAACATTCAAACAGAAGAAGCAACAAAGAACGCTTTTATCATGCCTTTTATAAATGCTTTGGGATATGATGTCTTTAACCCGTTGGAAGTATTGCCAGAAATGACTTGTGATATTGGTACAAAAAAGGGAGAAAAGATTGATTATGCCATAATGAAGGACGATCAGCCTATCTTGCTTATTGAATGTAAACACTGGAAGCAGGATTTGAATCTTCACGACAATCAACTATTGCGTTATTTCAATGTTTCAAAGGCTAAGTTTGGATTATTGACTAATGGTATTATTTATCGTTTTTATACAGATTTGAAAGAACCCAATATAATGGATGATAAACCATTCTTGGAAGTGGACATAACGGATTTGAGGGATAATCAAATTGAAGAGTTGAAGAAATTTCATAAATCGTACTTTGACGTAGACAATATACTAAACTCGGCCAGTGAATTAAAGTATATGGGAGAATTGAAGGCTATCATTCAGGAGGAATTTTCCTCACCGAGCACTGATTTTGTGAAAATGTTTGCGACTAAAGTATATGAAGGAAGAATGTTGCAAAATATAATCGATCAGTTTACCCCTTTGGTAAAACGTGCTATTTCTTCACATATCAATGATATCATTAATGAGCGTTTAAAAGGTGCTTTAACCGTTAGTGATTCAAAAATTGAGTCGGCTCAACCGAAGCAAACTGACACTCCGGCTGAAGAAACTCAAGCAGAAAATCAACCAGAATCAAAAGTCGTTACTACAGAAGAAGAACTTGATGCTTATCGTATCGTTAAGGCAATCTGTCGGAAAAAAGTGGATATATCCCGTATAGTATATCGTGATGCTCAAACATACTTTAGCGTTTTGCTTGATGACAACAATAGAAAGCCTATTTGTCGTATGTATTTCAATACAGCTACAAAATATGTGGCTACCATTGATGAAAATAAGAAAGATGTGAAACATGTTATTGAAAGCCTTGATGATATTTATAACTATGAGGATGAATTCTTTAAGGCGATCGATATGTACGAACATAAGGAATAGGATAAAAGTTCTAGAAGATTAATTAAAGATAATTGCAGCATTAGCAAATGTATTGTTAGTGCTGCAATGTGAATATTGGAGTTTTATTATATATGGTTCAAAGCATATATAACTGTTCGTGTCAGTGGAAAAATCAAAAACACTGCCAGCTTTCACCTTCATGCAAAGGGTGGGGATGTCGATTTCTGTCTACGCCCATTGAAGAGATTCCAGCAACAATCCAGGAGAAAGCAAAGCTCTTTTCCAGAGTGTATCGGGAAGCGAAGCAAAAGGGAGTGCTGGAATGTCCGCACTACCGATCAATTTTCATAGATGAGGTGCTGGCCAATTTACCAAAGGGTGAAGTGTGTTAAATAAATGGTTTATGTTATTGTTTATTGTTTGATTTTCGTATATTTGCAATAAATCTTAATTTGAATGGGAAGTTGGAGTGAACAACAGGAAGCAAATAAAGAACGGAAAGAAAAAGATAAAACTAGACGAGATAAACTCGCAGGATATTTTTTCAACCTTTCCCAACTGACTTTTGTTGCATTGGTATTAGGTGGTGTAACTCCACTATACACTAATATTGAAGTAGGAATAAATTGGTATATATTAGTAGCCGGAATTACACTGACCATAATTTTAGCCAATATTGGAAACTTAATTTTAAAATAACACAATATGGAAATGTTAGCAGCAATATTCACCGCAGGCATTATAGTGGCAGGAGCATTTTTGATTTGGCTCAAAACCAAATCTGGGAAGAAATGGCTCGCAAGCTTATAACCCATTGAGAACTTTTCAAAGAAATAGCTATGGGAAGTTGGAGTGAACAACAGGAAGTAAAGAAGGAAGTTAAAGAAAAAGAGAAAACAAGTCGGGAAACGCTTGGTAAGTTCTTTTATGATTTAGCAAAAATATCTTTTACTGCATTAGTGGTAGGAAGTGTTGTTTCTGTTGCGACACAACAAGAAAAAGTAGAATATTGGATACTTATACTTATAGGTATTTTTGTTACCTATATATTTTCATACATAGGTTATAAAATAATAAAACAGTAATTATATGGAAGCATTAATATCTTTATTTGCGGTAATGGCTGTGATAGGTTCTATTATAGCTGTTTGGCTTAACACAAAATCCGGGAAAAAATGGCTCGCAAATCTATAG